TCCATCACCTGCTGATCCTGTGTAACCTAAAGATCCTGTATAACCTAAATCTCCTTTTGAACCTGAATATCCATCAACTCCGGCCGATCCTGTAAATCCTGTTGAACCTGTGTAACCAACTCCTGCTGATCCTGTAAATCCTGTTGAACCAGTGTAACCAGCTCCTGCTGATCCTGTGTAACCTAAACTGCCTGTATAACCTAAATCTCCTTTTGAACCTGTATAACCTCCACCTCCTGCTGTATAAGCTGTCCAGTTTGCTTCAGCATTTGGCATAGCACCTGTTATAGCACTACGTGATTCGCCTCCTTGTAATTTGTAAGTGTAGTAAGAATCTCCTGTTCTAGTTGTAGCTCCTGCTGTATATCCTGTTTTAAGATATACTAACATACCTTCTTGTATTCTAGCACCAGGAATATCTGTTAATCTATCTCCAGAATCTCCACTTATACTTTGTAAAGCACCACGAATTTCCGTATCTAATACAATAGGTGCATTAGTGTTAGTACTCCAGGTACCTGGCCAAATATTTCGAGTTAAACCACTATAATTAGATGACATATTATCCTATTTGTACGTAGGTTATTCCTGGTTGTAAAGTTATACCATAAATATTATAATTAACAGAACTATATCCTGCTGGAGGAGAATCTGGTTCTAATGAAACTGTTCCACCATCCGTATAAGACACATCACTTAATAATCCTGCGCTAGCTCCCGTTTTAAAAGTTGTTGGTTGAGAAGCTGAAGATTTAACAGCAAACCAAAACGCTCTAGGATTAGTATCAGTATTATTTATTGCTTGTACAGATAAAGTTTTAGTTTGATCTGCTAATTGTGTTACTACAGATTCAAAACCTGTTCCTGTTGCGTCATCAATTATATCTGCTCTTGTTGGTAATGTTCCTGTACTTGTTGTCCATAACCAAAAAGATGGATATGTAAATGTAGCAGCAATACTTGATGTTGTAGAACTTAATGTTGCTGTATAAGAAGTGCCTGTTACACCAATAGGTCTTGTAAATGTTGTTGTGTTGCTAACTGTTCTTGTAGTACCTGTATTATCTTTATGTATAGGTGTTGTAAATGTAAATGTTCCATTTCCTGTAGAACTACTCACAGTACCGCCTGATGCTGTAATACTATGAACATAATTAGCAGCTGTAGTAATACCTGTTACAGAAGTTGTGTAAGTTGTAGATGTATAAGTTTTTAAAAATGTTGAACCACTTTTATCTGATTTAGATAAACTCATTGTAGGTGTTGCCCAAGTAATAGTAAAACTAGCATTACTTGTTGTGTACTCTGATTCTGAACCTGGATTGTGATTAAATCTAACTGTAGCAGCTGCTGAACCTCCAGTGATTGTAGATGAAACAGGTCTAATATATGATGAACCATTTGTAGTAAAAGTTTGTGTCCAATCTATAGTAGCTGCTGGTGTATTACTTTTAGCTCCTGCTGTATATGAACCTAATGTTCCTGTTACACTGCCTGATGTTCCTGTTATTGAATAAACTGAACTAATATAATCACTTGTTACATCATCAGGATTTGTTACTGTAACCGTAAATCCAGTTGCTGCTACGTCCCAATTTGGAGAAGCACTTGGTGTTCCTGCTGATGCTAGTGTAGGTGTAAATGTTGCTAAAGTCAATCTTAAAGCATTAGCGACAAATTCTGCTGTTCTTACAGTAGATGTTGTTCCACTTTCTGTGTAACCCGTAAGTGTTCTATAAATTCCCGATGTTGTAAAAACTAAAGGACTATCTGCTCCTGATCCTGTAAATCCTACAATACCTTGTGAACCTGTAAATCCTGTTGAACCTGTATAACCAGCTCCAGAAGATCCTGTGTAACCAACTCCTGCTGATCCGGTAAATCCTGTTGAACCTGTATAACCAGCTCCAGAAGATCCAGTATATCCTATTGAACCTGTGTAACCATCTCTACCAATTGTTCCGTCAACACCGGATGATCCAGTATATCCTAAACTGCCTGTAAATCCTAAATCTCCTTTTGAACCTGTATAACCAGCGCCTGTTGATCCTGTGTAACCTAAACTTCCTGAATACCCTAAATCTCCTTTTGAACCTGTATAACCAGCACCTGCTGATCCTGTAAATCCTATTGAACCTGTATAACCATCTCTACCAATCGTTCCATCAACACCGGCTGATCCTGTAAATCCTAAATCTCCTTTTGAACCGGTAAATCCTGTTGAGCCTGTGTAACCAGCACCGGCTGATCCAGTATATCCTAAACTGCCTGTAAATCCTAAATCTCCTTTTGAACCTGTATAACCAGTGCCTGCTGATCCTGTGTAACCAACTCCAGCAGATCCTGTATAACCATCTCTACCAATTGTTCCGTCAACACCTGCTGATCCAGTAAATCCTGTTGAACCTGTATAACCAACTCCAGCAGATCCTGTATAACCAACTCCAGCAGATCCTGTATAACCAACTCCGGCCGATCCTGTATAACCAACTCCGGCCGATCCGGTAAATCCTGTAGAACCTGTATAGCCAGCACCGGCTGATCCTGTATAACCAACTCCGGCCGATCCAGTATAACCAACACCAGTTGATCCTGTGTAACCAGCCCCTGCTGATCCTGTGTAACCTAAACTTCCTGTGTAACCTTGTGAACCAGTATAACCACCACCGCCTCCTCCAGATCCTGTATAACCTATTGGGCCTTGTGAACCTGTATAACCTGGCCCACCTTTAGATGGTAATGTAACTCTTACTTGTTGTGTAGGACCTTTAATTACTGGCATTTATTTTTTTTAATTCTTTAGATTGACAAAACAACCATATTATGTTATAGTATATTTATAAATAATCTTAACTTTATATAAATGTATTTTTAAATGATTTCTATAGCAATTATTGACATTATTGGATTGACTTACGATGGCGATACCTTAAACAAAAGAGGTTTAGGAGGATCAGAATCCGCCGTTATTTTACTCGCTAAAGAACTTGCTAAAAAGAATTTTAAAGTAACTGTATTTAATAATTGTATAGACAAAGAATCAAAAGAAGGAACATTTGATAATGTTCAATATATAGATCATACTATATTAGATTATAAAAACGACTTTAATTTTGATGTGGTTATATCTTCCCGAACAGTAATACCATTTTTACCACCACACTTATATAATCAATTTGAAAATTTTAAACCTCAAAGATATTCTAAAATAAAACAAAATGCTAGATTTAAAGCAATGTGGATGCACGATACTTTTGCTAAAGGTGATCATTTATTAGAAGATATGATTGTTCATAAAGATATAGATGAAATATTTACTCTTTCAGATTTTCATACTTCTTATGTAACTACATGCGATCATGGCAAAAGAAGAAATTTTGAAGTACTGAAATCTCATATGTTTATGACACGTAATGGCATTGTACTTTACAAAGATGAAATAGATATAAGACAAAAAGATCCTCATTTATATGTTTATAATGCTTCTGTTACAAAAGGTATGTTACCTTTAGTTGAGAATATGTGGGAAAGAATTAAACAACAAATACCTGAAGCTAAATTAAAAGTAATTGGTGGTTATTATAGATTTAGAGAAAATGCTGCTCCTGATGAACAAGAAAAAAAATGGAGAGAATTAGTTGTTGATGAAAAATATAAAAAATTAGATGTAGAATTTACAGGTATCATTAAACAATCCGAAATAGCAGAATTAATGGCAAAGGCCAGCTTTATGTTATTTCCTGGTGCTTTTCCTGAAACATTTGGTATTTCAACTTTAGAATCTTTAGCATATAACACTCCTTTAATTACAACTCGTTTTGGAGCTTTAGAAGAAACAGCAGTTGAGCAGGCATGTTATTTAATGGATTACGCAATAGAGCCAAATAGTCTTTTTAGATTTATTGATAAAAAAGAACAAGAAAATAAATTTGTAAATATGGTTTTACAGGCCAATGCTAATAGATATTTACATCAACAAAAAATGTATTCTTGTAATATTATAAAAGATATTGTAGGTTGGGATTTAATTGCGTTACAATGGAAACAACATATCTATAAAAAATTGGGAGAATATCTTTCTAAAGAAGAATATAAACAAGTTAGTCATATTAATTCTAGGGTTAAAAAAGTATTTGGTAGAAGATTTAATAATTACGAAGAAAATTATTTACCAAGAAATACTCAACAAAGAATTGTTCTAATTACACCCACTTACAATGCTTCTAAATATATTGAAAGATGTATTGAATCTGTTATTACACAAGACTATGATAATTATTTAATGGTTATTATTGATGACTGTTCTACAGATAACACTTATGAGTTGGCTAAAAAATATGAAAGTGATAATATTAAAGTAATAAGAAATAAAGAAAATAAAGGGGCTGTAAGAAATCAAATAGAATCAATAAATAAATTTTGTGAACGTGATGATATTGTAATGTTTTTAGATGGCGATGATTCTTTAGTAAATGATAATCAAATATTTCATTTTTATAATAATCTTTATGATGGTACAACTGAGTTTAGTTATGGTTCATGTTGGTCAATGGTAGATAATATACCTTTAGTATCTCAACCTTATCCAGAACAAATTAAAAAAGAAAAAAAATACAGACAATACAAATTTAATTGGAACATGCCTTATACACATTTAAGAACATTTAAGGCCTATCTTTTAGAGAATATTGATAACAATATGTTTAAAGATGAAAAAGGAAAATGGTATAAAGCAGGAGGCGATGGTTCTATTTTTTACTCCCTAATAGAAAAATGTCAACCTGAAAAAATCAAAGTAGTACAAGATATTGTTTATAACTATAATGACACACACCCTTTAAATGATTATAAAGTAAACGCTGAAGAACAAACCAAAAACGCAAACAGGATATTAACTCAATGAAAAAGATATTAATTGCTATACCAACAAACAAATACGTTGAAACAAAAACAATGAAGGCCATTTATGATCTTGAAATACCTGAAGGTTACACAACAGAATTACAATTTTTCTTTGGTTATCAAATAGATCAAATAAGAAATTTAATAGCAAGTTGGGCTACTCATTATGATTATTTGTTTTCAGTTGATAGTGATATTTCATTTACACCAGATACACTTAAAAAACTTTTAAGTCATAATAAAGATATGGTATCTGGCCTTTATATACAAAGAAAACAAAACGAACATATATTAGAAGTTTATGAACCTAATGAAAAAGGCGGATGTTCAAATATACCATTTGAAAAAATAAAAGATATTCCATTAGTGGAATTAGTAGCATGTGGTATGGGCTGTGTATTAATTAAAGGAGATGTTTTTAGATCAATACCTTATCCTCATTTTGTTTATCACTCAGCAATAGATCATAAAAACACAATATCAGAAGATGTTGATTTTTGTAGAAAAGTTAAAACAAAAGGTTTTCAAATATTTGCTGATACAACAGTACATTGTGAACATATAGGCAATACAATTTTTAAAGTAGAAAGTACATCTAATACACCAACTATAAAAAAAAATGAAATTAATATACCTGATAGATTGAAAGATTTATCAACCAAAAGATTGCTACCTCAAATACACGTAGATTATTTAAAAAGCTTAAACATATCACCAAAAGTAATTTATGACATAGGCGCTTGTGTTTTACATTGGACAAGTGAAGCTAAAACAATATGGCCAAATGCTGAGTATGTAGTTTTTGAAGCAATGCCTGAATGTGAATTTTTATATAAAGAAAACAATTTACAATACCATATAGGTGTGCTAAGTGATAGAACAGATAAAGAAGTTAATTTTTATCAAAACACTTATCATCCTGGTGGAAATAGTTATTATAAAGAAAACGAACAAATTAGTTCCGAATCTAATAGATTGTATAATGAAAGTAATAAAAAATTATATAAAACTAAAACTTTAGATAGTATTATAAGTTCAAGAAATCTACCTATGCCAGATTTAATAAAAATAGATGTACAAGGTGCTGAACTGGATGTTTTAAAAGGATCTAAAGAAGCTTTAAAACATTGTAAAGATTTAATATTAGAATTACAAATAGTAGAATATAATAAAGGCGCACCTTTAAGAGATGAAGTAATTAAGTATGTTGAAGATTTAGGTTTTAGATTAATTTCAGGACCTTTTTGTGATAATGGCCCAGATGGAGATTATCATTTTTCAAAAAACAATACCGAAATAAAATTACCTACAAACAAATTTTTTAATTATACAGTGTAAGTAGAAACTACGCCAGGATAAACAGTAATAATACCTTCAACTACACGAGTTACTGTACTATCATCAACATTAGTTATCTCTACATCATACACCCAACGTCCATCTTCCAATAGAGCTGTTGTAGCTGGATCCAATTTTATAGTTACAATTCCGTCAGCTTCATAGACAGTAATATCAAAATATACCCTATCGTAAGTAGCAGAATACCCCTTTGACATTTTGCCTTGAGCTGTGTAACCCGCTAAGTTAAAAGCCGTACCATCATCATTTTGTACCAATACATCACTTGTAAATGTAGCGCCAGCGTCTATTGATAAGTTTGCTATACCTGCCATTTTTTATTCTTTATTATTTTCTTTTGGTTCTTCTAATTTTTTTAATTCTTCATTAATTTTAGAATTATAATAGTTTGTAAGAACATCAATTTTTTCAAGTTCCATAACTATTCTAATTCTACTATTTTGTATTTCTTGTCTAGCTATAATGTAATTTTTTAATATGTCGTCAAACTTAGTTTCGTCATATTCTTTACCGTTTATATTAATTGTCATATCATTCACCTTTATGTTGTTATACTATTATTTATATACTATTCAAACTTAAATTTAAAATTAAACGTATATCTGTTTTTAGTATGGTTGTTTGCTATTGTTTTATGTCTCATTAAAGGATTGTAATTATTGATACAAACAAACGTACCATCAGTAGGATAATGTTGATGTATTTCTTTAACACTTCCATCTTCTTGTTCTTTACCAAAACATATTTGGCCATTCCATTCTGGTTTCCATTCATTATAATCGTTGAAATATATTAATAACATCATATTACAGCAATCATCAGTATCATTATGCCAAGGTAAATCTTCTGTTCCATTCCAAAGACCATATGTAAATGATTTTATTGTTCTTAACCAGGAAGTATTTTTATGTTGTTCTCTAACAAAACTCTCTCTTAAAGGTTTAAAAAAATCCATTGTAATCACCTTATTTGCTAAATTTTTAACTTCTAATGGTGCGTTATTAAAACAATATAATTCTCTCAATCTTTCTTCATATGGAAAATCATTAATAGTAAATATTTCTTTTAATTCGGTAGAATTGTTTGGAGACATTATAGTTGTTAAAGTATCATAAGGCATTTGCGACCAAGAAGCTGCAACAGGAAATTGATTATTTAAATTTATATCTTCAATTTTCTTTTTTTCATTCACTTCTACAAAATTTTTAAATTTTGTATTTTTAATTATAGATTTTGCTTCTTGAACAACATCATTAGGTAATAATCCAACATTAAAGCCTATTTCGTGAAATTTAAAAACGTCAAACTTAATATCAAAATTGAGATTCATCTATTAAAAATTCTTTCTTGTAATATTGTTTTATATCAGGAACGATACCTTTGGTTTCATTTAAAGGCATAATTTTATTTAATATACTGTCATAGGTATTTATATCTTCATCATAAATCTTAAAATAAGGATCGTTTCCATACAACAAATCACTATCATTCAATAATTCATAAAAATCTTCACCAAAATCTTTTGATAGCCAATAGGCATAACATATAGCTACTACATAACTTTTAGAAGGATATATAAAAGGCATATCTTTACTATAAAAATATTTTACAGCATTTTCAACCACATCATTAGAAAATTCTACTGGTATTTTATTAAGATCATCAGCATGATCTGTAACCATTCTATGATATAATTCTTGTCTAATTTTCCATTCTTTTTTCATAATAATCTAATAATCCTTTATATCCATTACAACCATTATCCAAGTCTTTTACATAGCGATAATGTTCCGTTAAACAATGGCCATAATATTTACACTTTCTACATATATCTGAAACATTGTTGATAGGTTCTTGTTCAGCCCATTTTACATATTCTTTAATTGAATTTAATTCTAAAAAATATTCTTTATCATTTTTATCAAACTCCAATACAGCAAAATTTCCATTAGGTGTTATATAAACATGGTTGTTTGAAAAAGCGTTATATTCTTTTTTTAAACTTCTAATTATGTTACCTTCATTTATAAAATCAAATCTTTTTTTAATAGGACTTTCTATCCATTTTTTTACAAATAATTCAAAATCTTTATGAGTAACTGTTTGAGAATTGGCTTGATTTATAGAATATGGTTTAATCTCTACACTTTCTATACTGGAACATAAATTCATTTTTTGTATCATATCATCTACATTCATCTCTAATACTTTTTGACTAGCAAGTATTAATACAGCAATTGGTACAGGACTATGAAACATATTATTGTAAACCAAATCAGACTTTTCTCTAGCTTCAAAATCATAACTTACGCCCAAATAAAAATCTGATTGAAAAAACCCTTCATGTAGCATTGAAAGATTTGTTATTATATTAATTTTGTCTTTATAGTATTTTCTTATAACATCTTTTAATCCATAGAAATAATCTTTTTTTAACGCACCTATTTCACCGCCATACAAATCTACCCAATCAATCTTTCTAATTTTACTAATTTCTTTAAGTCTCTGATCAAGTATTTTAAGTGGTATTTTTTTTTGATCTCCTAATTGTTCAGGTGTAAGATAACAAAAGTCGCATCTAAAATTACAAAAGTAACTAGGATTTATAGATATTTTTATATTATTCATAATCTTTTAATAATGTTAATTCGATTTGCATAATCAATTTTATTTTACCATAAGATATATCAATATTATTATACGCAAAACTAGGAAAAATAATAACATCTGTTGTTTGAGGAGTTATAATTTTTGTCTGAAACCAATTTTTAAATTTTTTATTTAAATGATATCCTCTATCCGCATTAAATCTGGGGTCTTTAAGTGTTAAAGTGCCACCAGTTTCTTTCTCATCAGATAATAAATAAAACAAACCGGTAATATGAGAATCATATTGATTGTGAGTGGGTACAGTATTAATAATATTAGAACCTATTACGGTTCCTCTTAAAAAATATTGTTCTTCTGTTAATTCTATATTAATAGAATTTAAATATTTATTAAATATAGGCAATATTTCATTATCAACCAATGAATTAAAAAATGTATCTTCAAGTATATTTTTATCTGTAATATCTTTATTAATGTAATTTAAATGAATATAACTAACTATAAGATTTAATAATTTTTTATCTTTTATACAATCTTTTAGTATAGGTGTTGGCCAGCAGTTATTAAAACCTTTGTTTATCATATATAATTAAAATAGAAAGAAGCTTGTATTCTTTGTTTATCCGTTTTACCTGCTCTATGCTGAAATTTTGTGTCATTGTTAACCAATATTAATGAACCCACGCTTGGATAAAATGTCCACTTATCTTTATCTGTTTTAAATTCAATTTCTCCTTGTTTATATTTTCTCATTTCCGAAAAATATAATATAAAAAAGAAATTACATTCTTCTATATCATTATGCCATTTACTTGCTTTGTTATAAATTCCTTCCCACATTTGACGATCTCCTATAATGTGTTGACCAAACATAGGTTGTACTATCTCATTTGAAATATTAAAATGTATGGCCATTAAAGCCTTATCTAATTGTTTAGTATCTCCAGTAGGATGATAGTCGTTATCTGTGCCAGGAAAATTCCATTCAATAGTATCAAGATTTACAAGATCAGTATATTTTTTACCTTGGAATACTGTAAATCCTTTTGTAATAAAATTATATTTATGTAGTTCAATATTAATCATCTTTTAAAAATAAATCTACAGGCACAGCCAATCTCATTTTTCCAAAAAAAGTTTCTACACTATGATACGCAAAGCTTGGAAATACAACTATGTCGCCTGATTTAGGAAAAAATCTTATAGCTTTAAACCATTCATTAAACTCAGAAGTATATCCTCTATTTGCATTATGTCTAGGGTCATGTATTGCTAATGCGCCACCTTGATTTTGTTCTTCGCAAAGCAAATAAAATACAGCACACAAATGAGCGCCAGAATGATTATGCTTTGGAACAAAATAAGATGACTTGTTACCTGTTATCCATGCCTTCAAATGAAATTCTTTTTGAGATAGATTAATATTAAAATTTTGTAATTCTATGTATTTTTGGAAAGAAGGTATAACAATCTTTTCTTTAAAAGTATCAAATTGTTTATCATCAAATAGATTTTGATCTTTAATACTTAATGAAATTTTTAAATCTTCAGAATTGTAATTAGATAAGATATGATTGACAACATTATCTAATATACTTTTATCAGTGATAGTATCTTTTAATATTGGTGTAGGCCAACTATAATTTAATCCTTCATTCATATTATTTGTCATAAACAGAAAATTCTTTACTTTTTATTATACTTATTAGTTTATTTTTAATAATTTTAAAAAACAATCGTTTCATAAAAAGCATAAAATATCTTTGAAACAAATTATCACTATATTTAAAAAATACTATTTCTAAATAACAATAATTTTTATATTTTTTAAAATATAAATTGTTAACGGATTGCGCTTCTAATTTAACGTCATATTCACTTTCATCTATTATTTTAAATTTTTTATTATTTTTTTCTACAAATTTAATATTAAAAATATATTTTTTTAATTCAAATGTAATAAAAGGTATTTTTTCTATTTTTTTTATTATATCTTTTCTTTCATTTTCTTCTACAAAGGCCAAAGTTATATAAGGACTATCCCATCCAGAATCGTGTCCTTCGCAACTATTAATAGTCATATAATTTTTATTCAAGAAAGCAAATACGACTTCTTTTATTCCTTCTTCTAAATTATCTTCAAAATTTGGCTCATAAGGACTAACTGTAATAGAAAAATATTTGTCATTATCATCTGTATCAATACCTGCAATTACTTTTCCATAATTTGTTTTGTAGTTTTTCATAATATACTTTCATTTATATAAGGTGTTACTTCTATATTTAGTCCGTTAGATTTAAGTATATCTGGTGCAATAGATTTCATTAACTTACAATGTTCTTCTACCATATTATGTTGTTTCAAATCCTTAACAGTCTTTCGGCAACCATTACATATCTCAAACATAGGACAAGTAAAACAGGACTTCTTCATACTAATAAGATTAATATCATCTTGTAACGGTGTAAAAAACTCACCTTCCATTTCTTTATCAAAATCTATAGATTTATCTTTATCATCACCAAACGATCCACAAGAATAATAATCACCACTAGGATTTAATGCACGAATACCACTATCACATTTACGATTTTGAGGACATGATGTTCTTCCACCAGTTAATCTTTGTATCATTTGTTTTGTATTAAATTCCCAAGGCGCAAGACCACGTTTCCATATTTCTACATAGATTTGATATATCTTACTTAGCAAATAAGGTTTACCTTGTTCGCCGCTGGCCATTGCATAGTTTAATTTACATTCAACACCAGTCTTACTATTACGTGAAAAGTTATGTAATGTTCCATCGGGCGTAACATTTTCACTCATACGTTTAGCAAGCTCTACATTTTTAATTGCGTCTTTTTCATTTTCAGGAACAATAACAGATATAAAATCTGGTCTATAACCACAATGTTTCAACATTGCGTCTGAACATTTCCAAAAATCTTCTTCCGTAAATTCTGTTAAATCACCTTTAAGACGGCCACCACCATATTGAAACGAAGTAGTTATGCCAACTCTTTCATTATTAAATAGATCAGACCACTTCTCTGGTTTTTTATAAAACGGCCATAGATTTGTAGTTAATGCAATAGAAGTATCATAATCATGTTCATCCAACCACCTAATAATTTTCCAATAATATTCAGGTTCCATCATTAAAGGATCTCCACCATTAACTATAATAGTTTTTGTTTCAGGAAAACGTTTTAAAAATGAAAATATATAATCGTGAGATAGTTCGTCTTTTCTGTTTTCAGATATCTTTGTACTAGAACAAAAAGTACATTTAAAGTTACATAGTTCAGTAGGTTTAATTATCAAATCCATTTTTCAAATCCAATGCAACATTAATTACTAATCTTTTTTCATTACCATTATATTTTGTTACTTTATGCCATACATTACTAGGAAAAATAACTATTTTACCAATTTCAAATTTTATAGTATGAGTAAAAGTACACTCATTTTTTTTTAATTTTTGAGGATTTCTCCAAAGTGGATCATATAATATTAAATCTCCTCCTTTATTATTTTCTCCACTAACCCAAACGATAGCTATATGAGTAGTATTGTGATGATCATCACAATGTAAATCAAAATGATCATGTTCGTTTCTTAACCAAATATCTCTAATTACTCCTTTAGTTTTATTAAATAAATTTTTTAAAATAGGATCATTCAATTTTTGTTTAACATCTTCAATAGTCCAATTATCATCTTCATCTGAAAAATATAATGTTTGTTGTAAAGACCAAGAAGATAATAAAAGACAATACTCTTTATCAATATTATCTGTATATATTTTTGTTGGAAATAAATTCAATTCTTTCATATTAATTTAATTTTTTAAATAGTTCACTTATTACAATACTTTTATTATTTGAAACAATTTCATTAAAAACATCCGTTCTTAATTTACCATTTATTTTTTTAATACTTTTAGGTTCAGTATTAATATCTAACAAATCAATTATGTAATTATTTATCTCTCTAAATTCAGGTAATATTTTTAATATCTTATAACATTCTTTACAAAAATCACTTGGACATATTTGATTTTTATATAAAGGATAAATCAATTCAAATAATATATTACACGCTTGATTCATAAACCACATTTCGTGCATATCTTCTTTAGTAAAACTATAACAGCTTTGTATGGTATAAAAGTAATTCTTTTTTGTTTTATATAAACTATAAAGATTATCTACACCATCTTCGTCAATTAAATCTGTATAAACTTTTACTGGTTGAATTTTGTATTCATCCAAGTATTCTTTTTTACTTAGAACACTATCTGGTAAAATCATATAGTCATGTCTATTTTGACTAAATGCTTTAAAATCCCATATTAATTCCATTTCATCATAGAAATCTTTTAGTGTAGAACCTGGCATTCCTAATATTAATTCTAATGCAGGAACAGGATAACCTTTTTCTCTACATTGTTTTTCTATGTATTTACTCAATTTAATTTTATCTTCTGACGTTAGATCAACTCGTTTAGCCACTTTCATGGCCTCATCTGATATGCTTTGAATCGCAACAGTAGGCACAATAAAAATACCATCTTTCGCATATTTAGCATTTCTGTTTTCTTTTTTAGGAACTACTATTTCAAACCAACAATCCACCAAACGTTTTCTTCTATCTAAATCTTTAGACTTTATTGTAGATATATCTGTAAGATTTACTCCTTGTTCCCAAGCAAATTTAAATATTTCCAAATCTCGGTTTTCAAAGGCGCCAAAATTAGCATCAGTTAAAAAGGCATTAGTATAACCTGCAAGTTTTATGGCAACAATATCTTTTTTAACAATATCAACTTTTTTAGTTATAATTTTAGTATCTAATCCTCCCCCCCATTCACAATAAACACATTTGTATGGACAACCTCTTGTAGTTTCTAAAACAAGGGAAGATTCCAATTTATTTTGTTTAGAATAATCACATGTTTTTTTCAAGTAATCAAAATGTTCTTCGTATATTGAGTAATCAGGTAACCCACATTTAGTTTGTTTTTTACTATTGATTTCCCAACTAATATCTTGTTTGTTAACTTTACCTTTATTGTCTATATAAGAATTTAAAAAATCTTCTATAAAAACTTCACCAGGTTTTGTGGGCTGACATATAAAATCGTAGTTTGGTCTTGTTTTGAAAAACTCAGTATCGTTTGTACCTATATGAGGACCACCTAAAATACATATTGCATCTTTGTTTACTTTCTTAATGTGTTCCACAAATAAATCGCATAGATCATAATTCCAAACATAACTACTAATCAAATAGATATTTGCATTCGGTATTTCGTTATATATTTCCTCTACATTTTTATATTGATTGAATCTATATGGGGCTTCTAACCATTCAAATTTATTATAGTATTTGCCAAATCTTTTATAATGACTTTGCATCATTAAATAAGTCATATTATTTGCTAAAGCCCAATCAGCGTGAGGCGGATTTACAAATGCAATTTTACTTTTTTGAATCAGCATATCTAAATGTTTCCTTAAACACACATTCTTTCATATCATGTTCAATAAATTTAAAATCTTGTTTTATAAAGCAAGTAAAAGGGCATCTTTGAAAAAACTCACATTCAAAACAATTATATTTTTTCATAAAGTTTTCAATAATTTTAGTACCGCCTAAATCTTCTGTATTTTGAGTTGCGTCTTTTAATAGTACCGCACCTGAACATCCTTTAGGTATACTTCCATCAGGCATAATAGTTAAACTATTCCCTTTTGTGCAAGTCATTTTATTATTTGTTTTACCATTTAAAAATGGTTCTATGTTTAAAATTTTGGGATATTTGTCAACACATAACTTATAGAATTTAAATGTTTCTGATTCTGCGGGCATCATAAAAATATTTGTTTTTCTAGTTACACTTGGTAATAAAGAATCAAAATATATTGTTTTAAAATTTTCATATAAGTAATCAAAATATTCATCTCCTTCAATTATTTTTTCTATGTTTTGTTTTGTTAAAACACAACTAATTGTTTTTATATAAGGCTTAAAAATATCTATATTTTTTTTAAAAATTTCTAACGTTGTTGCATTAAATCTACCTATAATGTCATAAGAAACCGATAATACAATATTATTTTTTTTAACAAAATCTAATATTAAATCTGTTCTATCAAATACAAGATTGGTAACAAAATTAAATACAATTGTTTTATCAGAAGAAACCTTTTCTCTAACTTGTTTTATAAATTTAGAATATATATTTAAGAATCCTTTATCTGTCCAGGTATCTTGTAACAGTTCGCCACCCATAGTATTAATGATAAAATGTTTTGATCTATTGTTTCGTTCAATGTAACGAGTTATTGTTGAAACTTTATTTAAGATTTCTTCTTCTGAGGCACCCAATATACTTGAATGATCTTGTGGACAAAAGGCACATAATAAATTGCAATGCTCAAATAAACATAAAACAATTTCAGACCAATCTATAACTTTTTTATCTATTACTTTGTAAAATGATATATCTTCTTGCATTTTCACCTTTATATGACATATGAACCTAATGGAATAATATTTTCGTTTTTAACCAATTTAAAAATATGTTGTATAAAGTAAGTGTTGACTGTTGGATGGCTTGAACTATAAAAAACACCAGTTGTGTGCATAACACCTTGTGAAGTTTGGTGATCTAAAATTTCATCTAATTCAGAATCGGTAATAGAACCTTTTTTAATTATTTTTAAAGTATTCAAAATTATTTCGATCAAAGCAAATCCGTTTACGTTAGGATTATTACCACTAGTTATATTTAAAAATCTTTCTATATTATCAATATCAGTGTCAGTTATATTTTTAAAATAAATCATATCATCTGAATTTGTATTTAAAAGATTTGTAGTTATATCATATACTCCATTTCCTACAATTTTCCAAATATTTGGATCAAACATTGTTTTTAATATAGGAGATTGATCTTCAACTATTTCAAGAAGATTATCAATAGTATAATTTTTATTTGCACCTAAAGAATTTAAATAATCATTATCTGCTAAATTCATTAATAGAAGTTCTTTATATTCATAAAGACATCTTGATATTTCTATTTTAATTAATGTTAATAGTGATTTTTTTAATTCTTCTTTTCTTGAACCATTATACATATAAGAAGATAATAATAATTCAATACTAAAACTTCCTACGTTATCATCAATAAAAGACAAATATTCATTTCTGTCAACGAAAATAGCATTATATTCTGTTATTAGTTTTGTTTCATCAAATAAAAAATTATCTGAAATCATTTCTTTATTTCTTCTTACATATTTCCAAAAATTTTTATAAGCAAAATTTAATTTAACATAAGATATTACATCTTCTAAAGAAGCGTTTGGTAATATAATTTTATACCACAAACTTATTATCTTGTAATAGTTATTTTTATCAGCATAAATGTAAACTGGTTTATTAGTTTGTATTGTTTGTTGATTAACTGTGTCAAGTAAATTTATAAAGGAAACTATTCCATTTAAACTATTTAAATTTTTACCATAAGATATGAGTTTTCCGCTTGAAATTTTTTCTATTTCACTCCAATTTTGAACACCATTTAATTCGGATATAACTACTCTATCGTAATTATAATCTATATTTACGTCATGTTCTAAATAAATTTTTTTAAATAGATGTAACATTTTTTATTAATTCCTTATCTTGTTTTTTTGCTGTTATATAATCTTTATTTTTTCCTTGAGATACTGCCAGTGTCAATAAAAACATAGGATTATTTAGATTGCCCCAAAAACTGAACAAATTTTTACCTCTAAACATATAATCATCAAAATAATGAGTATAAAATTTTACATTTTTATTTAATTTATTATAAAACGAATAAAATCTTTCATGTTTTAATAGGCTTAAAAAATTAACACCTGTTAAATCTTTAGTATCATCCTTTGGAAAAGTTTTTGCATAATCTCTTAATAAATCAGAATTTACAATGTAAGCATTGAATATTGTTAAACTGTCTAATTTATCAGACCATTTAGAAATAATTTCTTTGTTTTGTTCAATAAAATCTTTATAATTATTTTCTTTAACTAAACCTTTATATTGTAATAAAACATTAATCGCAATATTTTCTAATGAATTGATATTTACTAAAGAAATACTATTAAAATATTCTTTAAGTAATTCTAAATCTGGTTCTTTTATATCTACAGGTAAATCCAAATTACTTAAATATGTTAATAATTTTGATCCTTTCATTTGACTTTTAGAACAATCAATTATATAAAAGGTGTCTTTATTTGTAAAATATTTTTTTAAATCTTCTATTGATATTGGTGCCGTTGTTTCAATTATTTGCATTATCTTCTTCCTCTGTTGCTGTGGCATGAACTATGACAACTTGCATGGCATACGTCCACTTGTATTGTTTGTGTATTAGCAGATTGTGTGCTATATTCTGTTTGTAAATTTGTAAAAAATGTTTCCAAATTAGATGATGTTATAGTATTATTTGTACTCACACTTGATACATTAACAGAATTTAAAGTTTGTCTATATGTAATATTTAAATTTGCCTTACTAGTAGCATCATAAATTATACCAGGAGATCCATAACTTCCATTATTTCCACCACCACCTGTAACATTTAATAATGCTCTTAAATTTCTTATGTTAGTATAAAGAGCAGTTTCAGTAAGTAAAGCATTTACAATATTAACAGCTGTAATTATACCGCCACTTGTACCTATAGAAGAACCTGTAGATGTTATCGTAGTTCCAGCAGTTGTACCTTCAAACGTGGCGTCAGGCATTTGAGAAAAAGGTTTACTATCTGTTCCCCAAATAATAGTTGAATTTGCTGTATCTGTTACAAAATCTTTAAATCTATCCACAATATTTTGTGGTGTAATTGGATTATTTAACGTTGTCATATTTTATATTACTTTTTAATTCCTTCATTAAACTCTTAGGTGCGCCACATATATCACCTTGCCAAGCAAGTTGGTGGCAATCGCCTCCACAAAACTCAAAAACATCACAAGAAAAACATATAGGATTTCTTGAACGTTCACAAGCAATGTTTTCTATTCTAACTGGACTATTTATAACGGTTTGTATATCGTCATTTATAGTACCAAACGAGAACTCCGGTGCAGAATTGGGGCATCCAGATATTGTACCATCTGCGTTTATTGTAAATATCTTCTGTTCACAGTCTCTACAAAACGTACCACCTTTTAAAAACCCTGTTTCAAATTTACTGTATATCACTTCTAATGTTTCATTATCAAACCAACTCCTACAATCAAACTGTTTAGACTGATTGTGCATTTTAAGAAACCATTTATCTTGTTCTATATTATCAGGAAATATCTCAGGATGTAATTTAGCATTACCATTACCTGTTAATCGTTCAAATGATATCTCTTGTACTCCCAACTCTTTGATCCACTTTAATAATTTAATTGGTTCCATTGTTATAGTATCTTTAGTTACACTGATAAATAATTTAATTGTAACACCGAGATTTAACAAATCTTTTACATTTTTTTCCCATAAATTATATTGTGCATCATTTTCAAATCGTATCTTAGGATCCCAACTAGTACCTATACGATTGTTTAAAGGTCCTTTTATAAATTCGTAATGTTCATCTTTTAATTTAAAAACAAGATTTGAAGTTATACCCCATGACATACTTGGCCACAAGTCTTTACATTCTTCATATACTTTGTTCATATGAGATACAGGCGCTAAAAATGGTTCGCCTCCATGAAATTCTAAATGAATAGTATCTTCATCTTTATTAAAATATTGTCTAAATCTTTTTATAAAATCTATTGTTTTGAAATGATCAAAGTAAATTTTTTTACCGTTTATACCACTAGTAAAACAGTGTTTGCAATTTAATTGACAAGTTTCCGTTGTCTTTAAATAAAACATCCAATTCATTAGTTAAATCCTATACTTAATGCCCAAGTGTTTGGTAAACTATCAACCTCGTGTTTTAATCCTTTTGGTATAAAAACAGCTTGTTCTTCTTTTACTAAAACTGGATGTTTATCTATATAAACTTTTTTTGATCCTTTTACAATATATAAAAGAACGTTAGTGTCATCCGCATGTTCAGGAAAAGAAAATCCACCATATTGATTGTAAAACAAATGAACACTATTTACTTTATGATTTAATTTAAAATTTTTTAATATTTTTAAATGAAATGATTTATCTTCTAAACCTTCAATTTTTATATTAGGAATATCTTTGTAGGTTTTGATCCAAGTACCATAAGTTATTTTTTCTTTAACTTTATAGTCTTTACCTTCCTTATCTATATAAATTATTTGATTGTTTTCGTATCTAGGGAAAGATAAAATTTCATCAGTTAAAGCATCAATCATACTGTAATATTTAGTACGATTAAATTATAGTATAATTGCCTCGATTAAGCCTTTGTCATTATCTTCTAATGCTATCGCAAATACTTTTGTAAATTCTTCACTAATAGTAGCAGCATAACCGTCATTACCAGCAACCAATTCATCTCCTTTTTTAACAGGACCTGAAACTTTTACTTTAACACGACCTTTTAATGCAACTGGTTGACCTTTTCCTTCTGCGTTCATCAAAAAAGCAGGTCTTTCCGATATAACACCAATTGCTCTACAACCAACAAAAGATTTTGTAACTTCTTTTTCTCCACCAATCATTATAACAGTACCAACTTCATATTCTTCATCCGTTTCATAAATCTCGGCTAAATCGGCATATCTTGCTGCAGTAGCAGTTGTAGATAAAACATTTGTAGAAGGATTGTAAGATAAATCTGTATCTGTTTTTAAACTTTGATTTCCTGTTGCAGTAGCAGAAAAAGTTAAATAGTTTGTAGTATTAGAACTATTATCAGAACTTAATGCTATAGTAGAAGCAATTAATGATGTTCCTATAAAATTAGATGCTGTAACTGTACCAAATGTTACTGAATCTGAAGCTAAATTTAATTTAGAACCTCTAATAGTTCCATCAGCAATATCATCATTATTAATAGTACCATCAGCAATCATAGTACTCGTAACAGTACCTACATCACCTGTAGTAACAACCGTACCCGTTACATTTGGTAATGTAATTGTTCTATCAGCTGTTGGATCAACAACAACTAAAGTTGTTTCAAAATTATCTGCGGTAGATCCTTCAAATTGAATTCCTAATGAACCTGTTAAAACTAAATCAGAACCTTGAATTGTAGATGAACCTGTAATAGTTGTTCCAGAAACAGCACCAGTACCTGTAATAGTGGTTCCCGAAATAGATCCTGTTGAAGATATTGAAGTTGCCGACACAGTACCATTAATACTTAAAGAATCATTAATTCTAACTGTAGTAGAATCTGTTGATCTAATATTATTACCACTGATTTCTATTGTACCTAATGTGTGTAATGTTCCGCTAGCTGTTATGTTTCCTGAACTTGTGGAAAAGTTACTACCTTGAAAATAACCAGATATAATAACATTTGTTGGTAAACTTAAAGTTAAAGTATCTGTAGCGCTTACAACAGCATTAATTTGATTTGTTGTTCCTAATACTCTTAATGTTTCTCCCGAACCAATACCTTGAATGTTATTTGCTGAATCTTTAACCGACCAACCTGCGCCAGAATAAGCAATTGCTGCTAATTCTATAACAGCACCAACAATAGATGTTGATGCTATACCAGCTGGCGCCAATAAAGCAGGATTGCCAAAATCATTTGTAGTCAAGTTGTTTAACTTAACTCGCATTTGTTCTAGTGTATCTGTAGTATTAATTATTGTATATGCCATTTGTTATTTTTTTAAAACCTCTTTTAATAAAACTTTAATTTCTTCTAACTCTGTCTTTAAAGTATTTATTTCTTTAACCGCATTTCTTATTTCATCACCTTGTTGTTCTCTTGATTTAACTCTTTTTAAATAAAATTCATAATCAGTTTTAGATGTATTAATGATAGCATTAGAATTAACATCTCTAACCAATGAATCATGTCCTTCAACCTTTAATCTCATAAGTTCCTAAAGTGCTAATGCTATTCCCCTTAAATCTTTTACAATTGGAGGATAAGAAGAATTAGTTCCTTTTAATACTATTTTAATTTGAAATGCTGTAAATCCTGTAATGTTATTTGATGAATATTTGTATTCATTAAATATACTGTCATTTAAAGCAGGAGTTACGGCAACATCTTCAGAACCATCCGTATTAAATGGTGTCCAAGATAAATCAGTTATATTTCTAACTTCAGAAGCACCTGTAATTCTATAGTAAACTTTTATAGTAGAACTTGATCTTACATTTGCAGTAAGTCTAACATCTAAAGCTGTAGAAACATTTTCCAAAATAACAGGTCTTGTTACATATATTGCAGCTGATGAAGATCCCGAAGGAGCTGTCGCATCAATAAAATTAGGTGTATTACCAGATGTTGGTGAATTTAATCTGTTTTGTACTGTAACCATACTCATTCTCGAGGTATCAATTACAGGAGAAACTTTTGTATTATCTGTATATAAAGATAGATTGACAAATAATGATTTAGAACCACTCATGTGATTTGTTTCATTAATTTGGCTAGCAACCATTTGAGGTGATGTAAAATATATATTGCTTCCTGGAATTATACTTAAAGAATTAGATAAAGCCGTTAAATTAAATTCTGTCTCAGAACCATGTATGGATTTACCAGATGTGGTTTGCATACCATAACTTATATAAGTGTTAGAAACCGTTAATGTTTGAATATTTAAATTTGCAACATCAAATAATCTATTTTGAGTTACCTGAACTGTTGTTCCACCTATATCCCCCGAAGCGGTAGCTGTACCAGCTGTTGTTATATCATAACTATCTAAAGTTACATTAGAAATACTTGTATATGTTCCATTGATTGCTGTATGAACTATACCATTATAAGTTCCAGCAGCAACACCGGAAATAGTAACACTGTTTTCTGTTCCGTGCATACCATGATTTCTATGGAATACTCTAATAACACCTGAAGTATTAGTTGTTCTTAATGAATTGTTTGGTAAAGTTTTTGTAGGTAAAGTATTGTTTACTAATGTAACTGTACCAATATTATTATTAAATTCTGCTCTATTAATTTTAAATTTTATATCTGTTGTTTGATCTGCTGTCCATGTAGAACCGTTTTGTGATTTAAATAAAACACCAGCATAAGGATTTTCAGATATAGTTCTATCCGAATCTATTTGAGTTTCACCAATACCAGCAACATAAGCATTATAACTATTACAGTTACTTAATAGACAAAAAGCATATTCCGTTTTCTCTTGTAAATAAACAGGAGAAGGAAAAGTAAATTTAGTAGCTACAGTAGCATTATCACTGATATTTACTTCACTAGGATTTAAAACAACTTCACCAAAAGGTATAAGTGTTCTTGATGGATAACCATTTACAACTTCTCTTATTTGCATTGTAACAGGAATGTTCGCATCTTTTGATTTAAAATATGTTTCAATAGAGGTTATAAATACACCGCCCGTATCATCAATTAAAAAAGTTTGTGCAATAGGATCAATCCACTGTATAATTTCTTGTGTTGTTCTTGTAGATGCTCTAACAATATTTTGAGTATCTGTAACTGTTTGTCTAACTGTCTGAGCATTTCTTGTAGATATTACACTGCCTTGTACAGTTTCTAAAGAACCTTGAGCAACATAATTAGATTCAGCAGAAGTTTCCACTTCTATATTACTATTTGTAGAAGAACTTGTTAAACGAAATACTTTAGTTCCTGTTCTCCATCTAGGATTTGAATCATTTGTAGGATCTGGTATTGTAAATGTTCCCGATACAGCACCATTAGAATCTGTTATTAAATTTCCTCCTAATGAACCACCTGTTGGTGTTATGTAAGAAGAAATTGAAACATTATCAAAGAAAGGATAAACTCTAGTATTAGGTTTCAATCTTGTTGATGTAAAGTTAATCGTTCTACTTCTAATAAAAGGAATAAAAGCAACACTTAAAACTCTATCTCCTAAAGATGTTTGAACTATTTGAGGAACTATAGCTGTTCTAATACCTGATCTAGTTTGTGAAACTTGTTGTGATGATGTTGTTGTAATATCTCTAGCTAAAACTGTCCAACCACCTGCCCCTCTTCCATTTCCGGCTTCTGCATTTCTTCCTCTATAAGCATCTCCGCCGGCTGTAGTTTCAACTGGCGTTCCTGCCCAAAAATCTTGCCATTCATTCCATACAGTACTGATTTCAATATCTTGTAAATTTGGATTTCCTAAATTAGCAACCATCGTATCAAAAGAACCTTGTTGATTTATTATTAAATCAGGAATTCTATTTGTTTCTTTCCATTCATCACTTGATGGATCTAAATTAACAGAGCCTGCCCATGTAAAAACATTAAAAGGATTTACATTGATATAACGACTTGCATAAGGTTGTTCTATTGTAGTAACTTCTGTATAAGGTAAAGTAATTAAATCACCTGTTCTTTGATAATTGTTTAATGTTCTTTTTTCATCTGTTATAGTAGTTCCATCACTAGCAGCTTCAATAAATTTAACAGAATCCGAGTTGTAAGTTGGTCTCATTAAACCATTAGCCATATCCATAGAAACTTTGTAATCCAAATTTGTTACATCGCCAACACCGTGGCCTGTAAAATTATCTACAATAAAACCATTTTTAAATCTATCAAATCCTTCAGCATCTTGTATTTGTAAAGATTGTGCGTTTGATTCTAATAAAGATAATTGAGTATAGTATTCTACATTAGCAATTCTACTTTCTAAACGACCTATGTCTCTCATAGTGTAACGTTTATTATCCACTTTTTGAATTGATAAGTCTGTAGTATTTAAAGTATAAGCATTTAAAAAAATAGTTGCTATTTGCATAGCATTGTCTATGTTTTTAGGTAATTGTGGATTTAAAGAACTTGAACCTTGTGAAACTTTAAAATTTCCATCTTTATCTAAAAATATTTTATCAACTCTAGGTAAATAGTATTCAAAATCAGCAGTTACATCTGAATTGAATTGAACCGCATCTATTGTTGAAGCTCCTGTTCCACTATATTGTCTATCTTGTGTAGCACTTAATACAGTTGACGCATCATCAACTCTTGGTCTAAAGTCTAAACAATCTCTTAGATCATAAACAGTTCCTGTAGTATCTGAAGTATAACTTGTTATATTTGTATAATCTATTACACCTGAATAAGAATCAACGCTAAAATAATCTCCTGATCCGTGAGAAAAATAATCAAAATTAATTAATAATCTTCCTGTTGGAGCTATTGCGCCTGTTTTTAATTTTATTCTACCAATGTCATAAAAATTATCTCTTTGTCCATTGTCTAAATTAAATCTTGAAGTAACAACCGTATGACTTGTTGTTGCAGGCGTACTAAAATCTGGAGACATGTAAATACTGTTTATTTTATAAACGTCTGCTTTACCTAAACCGATAACTCCTGATTGAATTGTAGTTTGACTTGAAATTGCAATTGTAGAACCAGAGTTTAATGTTTTAGATTTTTCATTTGTAACTGATCTTGAAACTGTTGCAAGTATTTTAATTTTTGAATTTGAATATGCTGAACCAAAATCTAGTGTTAATGTTTTTCCTGTTGGAGAACCACCTAATACAAATATTGGATTACCATTTCCATTATTACCAGATAAACTCATAATATCACCCGTAGTTCCTGAACCAGCACCAGACATAATAGATACTGAGAAATCTTTTTCAGTTAAACTAACAAATGTTTCGTTTGTTCCAGCAGTTATTGTAGCTGAACCTGAAGATAATGTTGCTGTATAATGTCGTCTTATGTAAAGACTTGTATCAGAAGATCCACTATTTGTAGCGGTCTTTAATGTTTTAATTCTTTTGTATGGTAATTTGAAGATAGAAGTATTTAAATTTGATCCTTGTAATAAAGTTCTTTTTCTAAATCCAGTTGTTTTAGTTGATACATCACTTCCACCAACTGCAACAGAAAATTCTAAATTTGTATTAGATGTAATAGATTCTATTATACGAGTAACTGAAGAACCTGCATCATTAGTAAATGTAACAGAATCTCCTATTCTTAATTCTGTAGTAAATAGTGTACCAAATCCTGTAACTGTTGTTCCACTATTTGCTACTGAAAAATTACCATATAGTTGATAAGAATTTCCATATACTGAATCTGTAGATGTATCAGCAGTAAATGTAGGAGAACCTGACATACCAATTTGTTTTACTTGTGAAAAATCAAATTTCTGTACACCTTTAAAATTAACTGCGTTTGATTGAATAACTGCTGTAACTGAAGATGTAGCACCAGTAATAGTTTCTCCAGCTATAAATGTTCCTGTTACGTTATTAAGAACGATAACACCATGAGTTGCTGTACCACCCGAAGTATAAGTTGTATAACCTGTAGTATCAACTTTAGTTGTGCCATCTGTAGAATATAATTCAAAAGTATCTGTTGCAGGATTTCTTACAGTGTAAACATTGCTATTTAATTGTGTCATACCAACAACACTTGAAATTGTAACTTGTTGTCCTTCTTTAAATGTATGTGCGGTTGCTGTTACAACACCTGGATTTGCTTTTGTAACTGCTGATATTGTTGCTGATTTAGTAGATGTAATAGATTGTTTATAACCATAAGCGCCAGAAGTTCCTCCTGAAATCTTTTCTCCATCAGTAAATGAAGGTGCAGTAGTTACGTTTAAGTGTGTAAACATTTCTATATCAAATAGATAATGTTTATAAACAGAACTTGTTAAACTAGAACTTGCAAATATAAATGATGATGCTGTTCCATTATTTAATTCAAAACCTTTTGATTTAGCTCTACCTATTTGAGGTACTTTAGCCCCTGTAGTTGATTGTTGTGTTCCTCTTGCTGATGTTGCAGTGTCAAATAAATTTACATTTTTAAATGCCTCAACATCACCAGAAACATAACCTATATCTGGTGTACCATAAATATTTGTAACGTTTACATAATTTTGTAGATTAAATCTTGTTTTAAAATTATTTTCCGTAGCGTAATCTCTAGCCTTATCTACTTCAACATAAGTTGTTCCAATTTTTTCTATTTCATAACCTTTTACATATGCTTTTCCTGGAGAAAGTCCAGCAGCTAATAGATTCGCATCTCCTGTAGGTGAAGTGTATATACCTCTGTTATTTCCTATCAATAAATGTTCTCTCATATCAATGTCAAAATCTTTTACAATATAATCTCCAGATTCATCATATGTTCTTCTTGCTAAAGTATCTTCTAATACATTATATGCAGTAGATGTAACTTGATTTAATCTTATACCATTTGATAATCTTAATAATTCTACAAAGTTAGCATCATCTGTTGATGTTAATGTTCTTTTTGATAATACTAAATCTATTTTAAATCTCCAAGCACCAGGTGCATTGAAATTTGAAGAACCTTGAGCGTTATCATTTAAAGAAGAATCGTCATTGGGAGTTACAACACTATCTTCAATTTCTAAACCAATTCTATAACTTGGCGTATTTGTATATTTGTCTAAAATAATTGTTTGTTCTAAAACCGATACGTGAAATCCATTAATATAATAAACACCAGCAGCAATATTAGCAGCAGAACCGGTGGCTGTTGTATTTACAATGGCAGTTGCTAAAACTGTTACATTTTCTATTTCTGTAGCATTAATAGTTTCTCCATCAGAAAAAAAAATTGCAGAATTATTAGTTCCTGTGGAAGTATATTTTACATATAAAGTATCAGGATCTGTTCCATCAGTTGTGGAAGCATTAATACAAGTAGCAACAACACCTGAAGTTACACCTGTTAATTTTTTACCAATATAAGATGATATATCTGAATATGTTTTAGATGTTAATTTAACAGCATAGTAATTTAGATCAAATCCAATTTCACCTGGAATTATCATTGCACCTTTTTGGAAAAGATGGTCGGATATTCTTTCTACTTGATTTTGAAGTATCGATTGAGACTGTGTTAATTCTCTTGCTTGTACAGCATAACCTGGACGAAATAGTACTCTATGAAACTTTTTATCCTGATTATAATCATCAAAATAAGGTGATTGGTTAAAGTCTGTTGGACTTGGCATATTTCTACCTAAAACTCAATTACTAATTTAATATTCTCAGTTTGATCCGCAGCTCTGTTTATTGGTGCTCTATTTTCAATATATAATACATCACCACTATTTGCGTCAATTTCCGAAATAACATATCCATTTGTAAACGTAACTTGATTTACGGTTTCGCTTGCAACAGAACTTGGAGTTCCTGTAGCGCTTGAAGTGGAACCAGTAATAACGTTTACTCCACTAAATGCTGTTAGATTACCATTACTATCTACACCAGCATTATTAAATCTTGTTTGTATATAATATAATATTCTATTTGTAGCGTCCCATTCAACAACTTTTCCTGTAGCCCCTGTTGTAGTTTGAGTGATAGTTTCATCTACTAAAAATGTTCCTGGAGTAGGAGATGCGGCAAAATGAACAGCTTTAGTTGCTCTTAAAGTTGTTGAAGATGCGGCAGATCCATTAGATTTAGGATCTCTTATTAATACTATTCTTCTAAAATCATTTACAGAAGTAAAATCTCCTGTGTTTGATGTTTCTTTTCCTTCTAAACTTACATTTAACATTACAAAGAATCCACCCAATTCTTTTACAGCATCAAAACCATGGCCGCCTTTAGGTCCAATAATACAATCTAATTTAGATCCAGTTAATCCTGTTGAACCTGCGGAAACTATATCAGAATTTTTTATATAAGCATAAGTGTAACCTGATCCAACATTTGTTATTGTTATAGAAGAAACAGCATTACCTGAAACACCTACTGTAACTGTTCCTCCAGTACCATTACCTCTGATAGGAATTCCTGTATATGTTCCGTTTGTTCCTGAAGAACCTCCATCTACAATTTTTATAATATTAATTGTTCCATCAACAGCTACTGATGAAACTGTTGAATTTGTAGAAACAGCCATAAAATCTGTTGATAAAAAATTCAATAATTGTGTTGAAGATAATGTGTACATATATTTCCACTTGTAATTATCTCCTGTTTGAATTATTGAAGTTGATGTTCCTGTTGGTTCTGAAGTTGATGCTGAATTATTATTATTATCTAAACATTTGTAAACGTTGTTTTCTGAATTTAAAATATAAAATTTTGAATCAAATAAAGTTGTTGCTCCACTATTAGCTGTTCTTGAAGTTGTTGAATTAGGAATGTAATTTCCATAATCATGTCTATAATAATCATAAACCGTTCCTGTAATCCAATTTCTTCTTGGTATACAATAAGAAACACCAGAACTCACTATTTTTTTAACAGCAAGTAAATCTTGAAAAGTATTAAATTCTTCATAAACACTGTCTGAAGGAGTTATAGCTGTTGTATCTGTTCCTTCGTTTTCTGTTCTCAAATCTCCTCTTGTAGATGTGTCAAATGGTTGAGGTCTACCAATTCCTAGATAATAAACTGTTGGTGAAGCTTCTGAAAAAGATTCCGCAAATTGTTCACTATTGTGTATTCTAAACTTATTTGTTATAATTGCTGGCATAATTTCTAGTTTCTTTAGTTATATTTATACAAGATATTTATACTCATTATGATGTAATTGTTATTTCAGCTGGCATAGTTAATTTTGTTTTTATACCTCTGGTTATAGGAGATGAACAAAAATATAGTGTATTATCTTGACCATCATAAGAAGTATTCGTACCAAAAGTTACATTTTTACTTAATTCTGCAATAGAATAATTAGTATCCGTTGTTTTAGCAAAAGTTCTAAATATTTCTCTATTGATAGTTTCATATCTAGGTCCAGCATAAACAAATCCTTTTACTATAGTAACATCACCAACATTCTCTCTTTTTCTTGATAGATAATCAATTTTTAAACCTTGTCTATATAAAGTAACATCTCTAGTTGTATTAGAAAAAGGAGACAAAGTTGATGTATCAAAATCTTCTCCTGAACCTAATGATGGATTAGTTCTTAAAGTAGTACCATCATCTACGGTTCCCAATCTTCTTCCAAATACTGTTGTGAACAATGTATTCAATATTAAGAAAATAGGATCTTTTACAACTTCCGATATTTGGCCTATAATAGGAGTTTTAACTTTGACATTCAATTTTGAAGAAATATCAACCTGACCTGTAAAATAAAATCCAGCTGTATGCACAGTTCTTTTAAAATCTTCTCTCCATTCTTTTATTGATCTGCCAACTTTTATAACATAAGAAAAATCTTGATAGTATAAACTATCTTGAATTTTCATTGTTTGTTCATCTAATAATCCGTCTTGATTTATGTACGATCCATCCATATCCAAAACTGAACCAACTACAACATCTGCCGTTGCTTTAGATATACCTACAGGATATCCTATTCCAGGAACAAACACACTACTGTCGCCAATAGTTCCAGTTGCCCCAGATGTTACCCCTCGAATATCAGTACCAACATATTGAAAATCATATTCGGAGTAAAAAATAATATAAATTCTATATAGTGGTTCCTGAACTTCCCAATATCCACTTGTTGTGCGAGGATCTTTTCCTATACTATCAGCAGTAGCAATATATCTGTAAATATGAGGATAATCAGTTGCTGGATTATTATAAAAATCTTGAAAAATTCCAGAGAAAGGTCCAGTTATTGAATCATAATCATCTGGAATGTCTACTTCATCTCCAATTCGATAATTAGTTTCATAATCCCACGTAGAACTAAATATTTTTGGAACAACGTCTTTTATAATGATCAACCCTCTAGTATTATCCCAATCAACTACTTTAGCTTTTGCATTTTGACTAGTTTTAACAATTTCATCTTTTAAAAATGATCCTGATGTTTGTACTAAAATTAAATTTTCATAAAATGTAAGAGTTGGTGATGGTAAATTTTGATATTCAATACCTGGTTCTACAATTTTTAAATCAATTATTTTTCCAATACTGTCGCTCCAAAGTTTTAAAATAGAATTTGTTCCAGTATTACTCTTGACAGTTACAGTAGGTAAACTTGTATAATTTGAACCACTATTATAAAGATACACATCTGTAATTTCAGAAACACCTGTTCCTATTTCTTGCACGATAACATTTCCTGTATAAGGATCTCCTGTTGTTGTATAATCTTCTAATACTATACGATCTTCATCTTCAGTTAATAATCCTCCATTCACAATTTTAACAAATCCTGCGGCTCCGCCTCCATTTGTATTTGTATTATCAAATACTAATTCATCTCCAATTGAATAACCTAAACCAGGATTATCTATTATTACATTTGAAATCTTTCCGGAACTAATCGTTTTTGTTTGTATTATACAATCAGTGCCTCCGCCTGAAATTTTTACAGATTGTTGACTATTATATAAAGAACCTCCATCCGTAATAACGAAGGAAGTTGGTATACCAGTTACGGTTGACATTAATAAAATATCATCTTCATCAGTTTTTGTTCCGTAAATTTCTTCATCTACTAAAAAAGTACCCGAAATACTTTCAACATTTAAAACAAATTCCGAAATAGAAATATCATTAACAATAGAAACAAATACATTTTCTACTATAGCTGTTGCGCCTGAAACAGAACCAGTAATTGTTCTTCCTATTAAATCATGTGTATCTACATTATCGCTTAAAGAATTTATTGTTTTTAATATTTTATTTGTATTCCATTTACCATCGGATACTCTTAAAAGTTGTTCTCTTGGATAAATCGTTTCTGCTTTTTCATTAAACAATGCTCTAAATAATAAATTGTGTCCTTCTTTAGTGCCTTTTAATCCGTAAAAATATTTAATGTTTTTAACTAAACTTCTTTTGTCTATTGTTGAATGTAATTCATCAGGAATGGTTGATAAAAATTCATATTTAAAATGAGAAAAGAAATTATCTATGACTTTATCAGGATCTCTAAAATTTAATAAATCTTGTATAGAAGATACTGGATTTGGTTTGTAATTGTTAACAACAGCACTAGCGTTTGATGATTGACCAAGTATTGTTTCGCCAGTAATAAATTTATCTTGTGATGTGATAAATAATCTATTATTATTTAAATCTTCAGCAAGTATAGTAGAAGTTGCTTTTGAAGTTTGTCCTACTACTATTTCTCCTCTAGTAAATTTACCAAAAGCAGAACTTTCTAAAATTATTTTATCTCCATCATTTGATATAGTAATATCGGAAGATATTCCTGTACCATTTAATAATAAAAGATTAGTTTGACCTGTTTGAGATTCTAATTGTATTCCATCTGTTGTTTCAACACTTGTTACTTCTAACAAGGCAGATTCCATAAAGATGTAATATGTTTTTAAAAATTCAACAAATTTAGGATGATCTTGTAATACAAATTCAGGAACCTGAGAATTTACAAGATTTGATATCTTATTTTTAAAATTAGCCATATGTTAATAGCTAGAAGTTGTATTATAACCTGTTTCAGAGTTTGACGTACCGTTTACAAAATTATCTATTTCAGCTGTTATATTTGAATTAGCAATATCTATTTCTATAATTTGATCTCTCACAGGAATAATATCATTAGATTTTGGTTTAACAATGATTTCTATTACTTCAGATGCTTCTCCACGAATATCTTGTATGTTTGTTATGTTTAAAGAATTTAATATAATTTCACCTGTTGAATAATATATTTTACCTTGAGTATTATTAACATACGATCTTAAACCTGTACCTGATATTCTATATCTTCTAATATTTCCATTACCATCATCATCTAAGTAATAAACATTAGTTGTATCTCCGTTTATTTTAAAACCTGATGATTCCAATATACCCCCATTAACCGAATTATAACCTGTAACAGGATTAAATAAAGAATTTCTAAAATATATATTATATTTTGCAGATGTGTTTATTGTAGGTTTAAATGTTTTTTTAATTTTTAACTTTGTAATATTGCCTAAAATACTCTTATCCGTACTATCAATTAAATTTACAATTTTCGAATATCTGAAAATACCATCAAATCTTTGTAATGTTGTATCATTATAATTTGATATCAAACTAATAATATCGGATTGTAATGTATCAGAAGATTTAGAAGTTAAACGAGAATCAAATTTAACATTACTTGTTAATAATATATAAGTTATTTCAGGATCAACAATTATAGGTCTTACAGAAGCAACATTGTAAGGTTTTAAACCTTTAACAATATCGGCTTTAGTTTTTGTAGTTAATGTTGAACCGCTTGCTGCTTTAATGGCAATCTTAACAGTACCATAAACAGGATTTTCATCTTCTTCTCCGCCCCAGGCTCTTACTGCTAAAGCATTAGGGTAAATATCTCTAGTCAAAACTTCATAATCTGATGTAGTAACTGCTCTGTTTTGAGCGTTGTAAAATAATGGAGCATTGAATCTTATAGACTCTTTAGATTCAGCTAAAGACCCGCCTTGAGCCGCAGAATTTGTTATTACAGTAAAATCTGAAAATCCTTCAATACTATTAGTTAAATTAAAAATAGAAGCACCATTAGCTCCAATATTATTAGTTACAACATATTTAAGTATAACTATATTTCCGTCATCTAATTTTCTACCTATGGTACCATCGCCAAAATAAACTTCAAATTTTCCTTCATCGCCTTCTTGTATTAAAAAAACGTTTGAACCTCCAGATACTTGAGGATGAACGGTATCATTCTCAACAACAATATCCAATAAATTGAAAATATTAGTAGTTGTATCTGTTGAACTATTTTGAACCGCTACTGATAGTGTTGAAATATCGGCATTAGAACTTGGTATAATAAATTTTTGATCTGGATCTGTAGAATCAACCACATATCTAAAAGTAACCAAAGTTCCTTCGTAAATATCTACGTTAGAAAAAAGATAAACACCATTTGTGGGTGTAATTGTATAATCTTGTAAAGTTAAAAATTGATATGATGTTCCAGAAATTAATGTTGAAAAAACCGTTCCCATTGGTAATGTTAAAGTAGAACCTGTAGCATCATTTATTTGAACAGATATGCTAGCAGTAGGAGAACGAACTGAAGATGGAGTGTAACCCAACATTTTAGCTATAGATACAATATTTTTTCTAATATCGGCACTGTCCAAATACATTTCATTTGCTAACATGTTAGCATTGAAACCAAGATAGTGTGTATTGTAAGCTAAGATATCTAAAAGAACCGCAAAACCTGAACCTTCAAAATTGTAATCGGAAAATTCTGGTTGACTTTGTAAAAATGTTTTTAAATTGGACTTTATATTATCAAAATCAAAATCTGATACTTCTAATTTATTACTTGCCATATTATCTTAATCTTTCTAAAAATGTTTCTACATTCACCAATTCATTGGACCCCATGATATAAAAGTAGATACTTAAATCATAAGCATTACTATCATAATTTGGTTTAGCAGCTATTTGTACCAATTTAATTCTTGGTTCATAATTAACTAAAACTTCTTGTACTTTTCTTTGAATATTTAATGCTGTAAGCGGTGTCATCAACTCAAATAACATTGCTCTAACACTAGAACCTATTTCAGGATGAAAAGGCCTTTCAAAGTGTGATGTATTGATTAAATTTCTAACACTTCTTTTAACAGCTTCAACATCCGTTAATTTATTTACATCACCTGTTACAGTATTACGACCAAAATCCAAATCTAAATCTTTATATTTTACTGTAGCTCTTTTGCTATTGTTTAACGCTATAGTACCTGAGGCATCGTAATTTGGCATAAGTGTTAATATTTATATGTTTTTTTTAAAAGATTTACTAAACACTACAATAATTGTAAAGATTATCTTCCTTGGCCTCTATACTTCTTAAAACTTCTTCTTTTATGTTTGTTCATCATACATTTACTGTGGAATCCACGGCCAATGCTTGTTCTTTTTGGTTTACTTACTTTTTTTGATGCGTTTGTGTTTCCTGCTACTTTTCTTGCCATAATTTTTTGCCTTTTTTAGTTTTTTCGAATCAATATCATCAATCATAAACGATAAATCATCAATTTTGTCAAAATCAATCATATATTTACTATTTATACTGATTTTTGTTGTTGTATTTTTACAACATTGATTTAAGTTACTGATTTTGTTGCCTTATTTCTTTAAAAAAATGCCTTTTTCGCTTGTTTTAAGTAAAAATACAGTGTATATTATATGTATATTAACAACAAAAAAATAAAATAAATGTTTACTAAAGAAGATGTTAAATCATTGTTACTTGTTGCTGCTATTGTACTAGGAAGTTACGCTTTATTTTACATTGGAGCAAAATATATGGTTGCTTATGGTACTGCTAACTGTATTATAGGTTGTATTTAATGAAATACGCTGATAAAATTATGAATACACAAAAGTTTAAAGATGTATTATTGTCGGCTGAAGGCCTTATCAAACAATATCGTTCATCAGATTATGAACGTTCCGTTGCTAAAGGAATACCTATACAATTTTTAGGCATATTTTATTCTTATTCTAAAATGGTTCAACCTTTAAGAATACGTTATAGAGGTTCTAGTAAATATCTTCCTAATGGTTATAGATATTACCGTAGGCCTAGAGACTACGTTCATAGAACTTATGCCGATACGTTTGCTATTTACGAAAGATAATTATGAAAACAGATCAAATTTTAAAATGGGTTGCTACCGGTATATTAATTGTTGGTAGTTTAGTCAATTCACTTGGTTATTATCCTGCCGGTCCAATGATATTAGGACTAGGTGCTATTGTATGGTTAATAGTAAGTATTATGTGGAAAGAAATGTCTTTAATTGTTACTAATCTTATATTTGCCGTTGTTACTACAATAGGTCTTATTATATATTATTTTAATGGATAAACCAGAAATTATAGATATCAATTACGTTGGAGTTTGGGGTAAATGTTACCTTGTTAAATACAAAGGATTTTCTAACGTAATGTTAAAAGAAGAAATTAATGATTGGTGTAAAGAAGTAGATGATCTATCTACTAAAGATAATTAGTTAATCTAATATTATTTAGGTTTTAATAATATTCTTAAATATCTGGGTCCAGTATCAGTTGATGTTGTTCCTCTAAATTGAAAATCGACATTATATTCGTGTCCATTTATACTTCCTTTAGTTTGAATTACCATATATTTTCTAACATTTTTTTGAGCATACGAATAAGAATTTTTACTTAAACTTGTAATAGTTATCTTATGATTAAATCCTTCAATATAATTTACATAATTTTTATTTTGATTAATTTTTGTAATTAAAAGAATATCAGGACCTAAAGCTTGTTTTATTAGATCTTCCAATCTTGTTTTGATAGAACCATAATTTGGATTTTTTACAGTACTAACATAATATTCTTTTCCAAATCCTTCAGCAACATCAGCTCCATTAAAACCAAAAAATTCATTTATATCTTTTCTTGTTTTTTCATTATTAGATTTAAAATAATCTATTACCGTAGCATTGTATATATAAAAAGAATTTGAAAATTTTAAAGATGCAAAAATAATTTTACCATCTATATTAAATTGTATATCACCAACATTTCCTTTTTGATTATTTTGTACCGTAACTTTAGAAGAACCTGAAAATAAAGGAGGCCTTTTTGTATTTGCTTTTCCTATACCTGTACATTTATTTTTTTTAGTTTGTTTAAACTTCATCAATTTAATAACTTCTTTTATAGTATCGCCGTGTTTTAACTCATCTTCATCAGCTCCATCAAACCATTCATTAAAATCACTTACTAACTGTGCTTCAAATTTTAATCCTCCAACACCTTTTGCTTTCATTGGTTTAAATACTAATTTTTGTTTTGAACCTTGTATAGATAGTTCTGTTGGTTTTTTTAATTGAGTATATTTAATTTTTTTACTTTTAAAAAATTTTTCTATATTTTCTTGTAAAGACGCTCTGTCCTTATTTCTAATAAGTAACATTGTGTTACTTTCTTCTACTTTAGAATCTTTTATAAAAGGTTTGATTAATTGTAATAACATTTCTCTTTTTATACATTAAAATATACTTAATGTCAACACTATTTATTGATGTAAATAAGTTGACAATTTGAACAATTTGTGATACAATAAATAAACATATGGAAGAAAAATATCTGTATTTGAGTTTATTATTAGGTCCTGTTGTTGTTTTTTTATTATACAAATTAGGCCTAGAACTATGGTGTCTGGCTTATGCGGTTATTCATTAAATTATTATTATTCATATTTGTAACCAATACTTCGTATTCACAATATTCTTACGAAAATATTCCACAAATTACAATACAAGCATTTAGAACGGCAGAGGAACATCTACCATTAACGTATTCTTATGACGTTATAGAACCAAACAATATAAAGTCATTATCTAGTTTAAATATAATTCAAAGCGGACCTAAACAACAATTCAGTAGTACCTTTACTCGTGGTACAAATTCAAATCATACATTATTTACTTTAAATGGTATTCCTATTAAAGATGCCAGTACACCAACAGGAAGCGATGATTTAACCCAACATAGTTTTTCAGGTGTTCAATCATTAGAAATTATAAAAGGTCCTATGAGTAGTGTTTATGGACCAGATGCAATTGGTGGGGTTGTAAATATGGTAACTCAACCTAATGATAAGAATTGGATTGATCTATCTTATGGTTCTAATAATACATGGAATGAAAAAATTAAATTAGGACAAACAATAGGTAAAACTATAATAGACTTTCAAGGCGAAAATGAAAGTAGTAAAAATATAAGTGTCTATCCTAATGGTTCTGAAAAAGATCCTTATCATTTTAGAAACTATATGTTTCAAACTCAATCATTATTAGATAGTGGTTATAATTTAAAATCAAATTTTATAAATCAAACCAATCATACTAATTTAGATGGTATAGGAGAAGATACTCGCAACTATAATGGACTATACGAATTTTCAAATCAATATCTATCATTACAAAATAAAGATAATGAGTTAACAATTAATAATACCGATCATAATAGAGATTATAATAAAAATGGAGTAAAAGATACTTACGATAGTAACAATAAAACATTATTAACTAAAACAACTATTCATACGTTTGCGGATATTAGTCTTGGTTCAGAACACACATTTACTCATGGTAAATTTAATACTAACATAGATGATTATTTTTCTTCTGTGGATAAGAAAAGAGAAGATCATGCTTATTATACTAATGCAACTAAATTTTTATCAGAAGATTTTTTTGTAACAGCCGGAGGCCGTTATGATATGCCTAGTAATTTTGATAATCAATTAACTGAAAGAGTTGGTGCTTACTACAATGGATTTAGAACTAGTGTATCAACGGGTTATAAGATGCCTACGTTATATGAAATGTATGGTAAAGACAATTATGGATTCTTAGGTAATTCAAAATTAATACCTGAAGAAAGCGTTACATATGAAGTAGGTTATAAAAATAAGATTATAGATATCGCATTATTTCAAAGTGATATAAAACATTTATTTGTTTATAAAAATAATACCTATGTAAACGATACTGGAACAAGTATAAGAAAAGGTATTGAAACTAAATTGAATTATAGTATATCAGATATAGACTTTAAAAACTCAAATACATTTCTAATTGCTGAAGATAGTAATGGTAATGAATTGGTAAGACGTCCTAAATGGGTAAACAATTTAGAAACATCTTATAACAAAATTAAAAATACATCTTTAAAGGCAAATTGGAATTACTATGGTTCTCATATAGATGTTGATAGCGTTACTTTTGATAATAAAAATATGCCAGCAGTTAGTACTTTTGATTTAGGAGCTGATTATACATTAGGTAATACAATTCTTTATGGTAAATTAAATAACATTACTGATAAAATTTATCAAAGACCTGATGGGTATTCTCAATTAGGTAGAAATTTTCTAATAGGATTTAGACAAAATTTTTAATTAACACATAACAAATCATAATAGTAAACCAAACAACAATAATAATATCTAATATTTCTATTTATTTGTCCAGTAAATCTTTAGTTGCACCATACCAATAAATTCCACTATCTCTTAGTTTATCGTTGGAGTTACGAAGTTTTTCCATACCACGTTTAAACTTATACAACTGACCTCTTTTCAATACATCTAATTTTTCAATAGAATCTACAATTGCATCTATATGAGGACAAGTGAAGTCTGGTATCTTTGGTGCTTTTTTCTTTAATGTTTTTAAATTTGGTTTTCTTTTCTTAATACCGAACATTTTTTCTCCTAATTCTTTGTGTTAGTATCTTTAATTTGTTTAATCGTTTAATTTTTTTAATATAACGTTTTGATTGACAATAGATTGAAAGATACAACCACGCTAGAAATGAAAATATAACACCTAAGATAATTAGGCCAGCATATCTGTTATCCATTTACCCCCTTGTTGTGTCAAAGGGTGCCTAGTTACCTAGGCACCTGAAATATAGATTATTATTCTTCGTCTGTCTCGTCTATTTCCTCGTCCTCGTCAAAGTCGGAAATGTTCGAATCAGAAGAAACATTTATAGTGTCCTCTAAGTCCCACAATAAATCGTCAATTTCAGATTGTTTTTCTTTTATAGATTCAATGATATCTTCAGGAGTTTTAGTTTTCTTTTTTACCATACACACTCCTTAGTTGTTGGTAATACTATTTATAAATAATAATACATGTTGACTACTGAAAATTTAAATAATTTTTATATTAATGGTTATATTATACTACCATTTAAAGAAGCATTTAAATATAATTACGACAATTATAACTTTATTAAGGTTGGCAATCAACCAGATGATTATGTTTATATTAATGATGAAAGACTAATTACTATAATAGATGAATTTCGGTTATTAATAGAACAAAAATATGTAAGTTTCTTTGGTTCCAATTTTACAAATCTACGTAAATTGGCCGTAAATGGTTGTCATGCTAAAGCTCGCAAATGGCATGATGATAGAGATACTTGGGCATCTTTAAACATATCTTTAGTATTTAATTTATACTTAGATGATACTAAAGAACATAATAACGGGTTTGATATTAGAACTACAGCAGAAGAATTTAATCTATTTCCTAAAAAAGGTGATTTGTTTATGTTAAATGTGAGTGATGCTTTTAAACATAAAGGTAATATTAACACGGATAATGTAAATAGACGTGTAATGACCTTTGATTATAACGTACCATCATTAGATAGAACAGCTTGACAATTTGAACGAATAAGTATATTATGGAGTAATGAACTTAATATCATTAATAATTTTATCAGCATTTGTTTCAGGTATGGTTGTAGTTGTGGTACTTTGGATAATAATGATAACAGATATATTACGTAAATGAAAAACATTCGTATTATTGAAAAGAATATAGACGTATCTAAAATACGTGAACAGTTGGAACAATATCCTCAAGATTGGGGTAATGCTAGCCGTTTAAAAGGTGTTGATCGTCAAGACCCTCATAGTAAACTTGTAACAGCAGATGTACTACAATTAGTAATGGGTGGTATTTCTAAACCAGAAGAATTTATAGGTGATACAGAAATCTGTGTACCAACAGAAGCAACAACAAGACATATCGCCATTCAACAGTGGTTGGCATCTAAATCATTAAAAGTAGGCCGTTGTGCTTTTTTAAATACACCAGCAGGTAAAATTACAGGCAAACATATTGATCAAGGCAATTATTACCTAACTAAAGATCGTTATCATTTATCTATTAAAGGTCTATATCGTTATACAGTTTGGGACGATGGCGATGACGATTCAACTAAAGAAATTATTACAGTAGAACCAGGAGTATTCTTTTGGTTTGATAATAAGAAGAATCACATGGCAGAAAATATAGGGCCAGCAGAACGTATTGCTTTTATATTTGATGTACCTAAGTCGCCAAACAATCCTTAAAATTCTTTAAATACAATTACAGTTGGATTATTAACACAGTCTTTTGCTTTATCAGAGATTGTAGGTGTGTTTTCTTTAGCGTCTTTTTTATCTATATATTTACTTTCATTCATAGTGCAGGCCATTCGTACATTAGAACAACCTAATAATACAGAAGTAATTATAAAAAATATTAATACATAAATTGAACATCTAATAATACGATTTTTCAATTTATCTTTCATTACTAATTAAATGATTCACCACATCCGCATGTAGATGTAGCGTTTGGATTACTGATCTCTAAAGTAGAACCTGATATACTTTCAATGTAATCAATATTCATACCTATTAATTTAAACGCACTATAACGATCTATTACTAATTGATAATTTTCATCTAATTGAATATAGGTGTCTTGTTTATCTAAATCAGCCTCTTCAGGAAAAGACCAGTCATATTTAAACCCCGCACAACCACCACCTTTGGCCTGTAAAAAGACATGACTCTTTCTATGAATGGCCATCTGTTTAATTAGATGTGCTTTTGCTTTATCTGTTAAAGTAATAATATCGGCCATGCCAATATTTAGTAGATGAAAGTAATAGTTGTTGTATTGCCGTTGATCACTGTAGTAACCTTAGTGCCAATAGGAAGATACTTTGTAATGATAGTACCATTAGATACTGTAATATGAGTAGGTACTATTTTAGGAGATACCGTAGCAGTGGCCGTTAATGTACCAGTAGATGTTCCTGCCATAACATTGAAACAGAATAACAAGAGTATAATAAGATATTTCATAACCACCATTATACATCAAACCTGGAACAATGTCAATATACCAGGGAATTTTTTTACGCTAAAGATACTATCAATCTTTTAACTGGTTCTGGAGCTTCCGAGGTTTCCTATTGGAATATCATAAGGGCCTGCTTTAGAATAACGGCCTGTCTTAGTTGTGATACACCATTACATCACTTTATAGATTAACTTTTTGCTCCAGCTACTGTCTGGCCGTCTCTATGGTTTATCGTAACCGTGTATTGTATTCTCGCCTTCTAGTGATGTGTCGCCTTGTACTAATAGATCGGCCTCTAAGCTAACGTTTTGCATCACGTCCAACGTTCCATTAATTAATACGTTGCCTGTTACATTGACATTAGAGGCCGTCATATTGATATTGGTATTGGCCGTTGCGTTGATGGTATTGGCCAGAACATTGGCCTCCCCTCCGGCCTTTACATTAGCATTGCCTTGTACAGTGATATCGGAGTTGCCTTTGATATAGACCTTATTGTTACCATCTATGATTATATAGTTGTCGCCTTTGGTAATGGCCAGTTGGTCGCCATTGGCCGTGATTTCAAGGCGAGTACCGGATCTATGGCGGATGTGGATTCTTTCCGCATCTGGCGTATCATCAAACTCTACGATATGACCTGATTCGCTTTCGTATACTTGATTGTATGGATAGATTGCTCCGTAGGTACTGGCCGGCTGATCCCATTCCGAGTTATAGGCCTGTATTCCTGTAACCCTTGTATCCGCATCTGTGGCCAGACTTGGATGTGGTTTCTCACCATTGTTAACGGCCAGACGATTAACATCTGGTTCATTTATATATTTTGGGTAAACCCCGTTTGGATCAGAAAATCCTTTATTTGAGCCCTGTGGGTTATTTGCTGCTTGAGTAGGCCTTCCTGGTAAACTACCTAATATAACCGGTTCTTGCCTTCTATCACCATCTCTAAAATATCCTAACACCCAACTTCCTTCGAGTAGTCCGGTCGCCGACTGGCCAATCCCAGATACACCGCTGGCCGTTATAGGTAACATAACATTGGCCCAAGGTAAATCGGCCGTAGGTAATAAATCTAAATGATCTGTATGATGACCCAATGCTCTTACTCGAACACGGCCTGCTTTGAGTGGATCTTGACGATCTTCTACAACGCCCACGAACCAGACGAAGCCGGATAGACCCATAAAGTTTTCGTTATACATAAAATTTTCTCGTTAGCTCGCCTGATAATAACACTTCAACATACGTCATATTTAACCATTTCTCCAGTTCTACGCAGGCCATCTGGCCACCGCTGTAAATACTAAAACACTTGCCAATTCTATATTATCTATGAACCAGGCATGCGCTAGCATGACTTTATCTCTTAGATATATTAAACTCTGTACCATCTCGTTGGCCTCCTTTGATACCATTGGAATATGATCTTACATAACCTATCGGAGATTATATCTTACATAGTCTTATGATATCTATATTCATTTGTATTATATATTCACTTGTTTCATAGTTAATCTCTAATATTTAGTGGGCCATCCTCTCTTATATTGTAAGGTGGCCAGCCAATATAGTAATATCTACATAGCTCTAAAAAATTTCGGTCTCGGAGCGATCGGACTCTGAGCAATTCTCATAAGTTAAGAGTTAAATACAATTTTATCTAATTCGTATAAATCTATTGCTCCTGCCTCTACTCTTTCTTTATTAATAAATGTGTCTATATTTTCTTCTGGGTAAGAAGTATGAACACTATCTTTCATACACTCTAAAATCATCCAATGTGTGCTTTTCTTACGGTCGAGTTTATGTCTTATCGAAGTTATTAAATATCGTCCTGATAGGTAAGGATCTCTATCCAATGGGTTGGATTTGTTAGCTGGTTCGTATGAAGGCATCTCGAAGTTAATTAGATCGCCTGCTTGTATTCCAGTATAACCTGGTACTGTTATATTAATTGTCAATGTAGTAAACGCCAATCGCTGTGATAATCTCTTTTGTAATATATCTTTATATGCTGCCGCTTCTACTGGATTATTCTGTGGTGTATAATGTGTATTTGAAGTGTTTGGCCAAACATAAATTGTGCCGTCTGGATGATCGGATAATGTTTTGCCTTCCATTAAATAAAAAGGTAGTATACCTTGATTGTCTGTTTTAGAACCATTTTTGCCATATTCAGTATGAAAATTCTTTTCATATTCTATGTGATAATCAAAAGTAGTTTCTTCGTATGTTTTGTTTAATTGATCATGTGTAATTAACTTACTACCATAGACGCCGTTTCTTAAATTTTTTAGTGTATCAAATTGACTTACAACTCTAAAGTCTGATACAATTTGCATTTCACTTAGTATGTCTTTATTACCACCTTGTCTTACATTATATGGTTTTGGTAAAAATCTACCTACAACAGGTCTTGCTGTGTTTTGTTCTACTGCCATCATACTCTCTAATGATCTATAATTAAAACCTGATGATGTTTCATAAAAATAATAACCAGCATTGTCAAACTTTAAACTTTGAGTAACTAAAGATAATTGATCTATAGCATCAAATGGTTTTACATTATTAAAAACATGTTTACGTAACCCAATAGATGGTTCATAGTAAACATTTTTTGTTGTTGACAATAAATCAGAATCTCTTACTATATCAGCAACCATATTTGAGTAAGTATCTAATGAAGCGTAAGAAACAGATTTTTGTTCATTTATTAACATTTCTTTACTACAAAAATGCAATGTGTATAATTGTGATCTAGGTGATATTTCAGTTCTGTTAGATATTTTATAAATGTACATTGGATGGCCTGATTTAATCGTAAAATCATAACCTCTGCCTGATGATGGTGTATATAATTTAAATTCTATTCTTTCATTACCTGTCAAAGGCAAATTACCAATAACATTTTCCGTATCAACAACTACAATATTGCCTGATAAAGTTTTATTGAATATACTTTCATAAATGTTTAAATCAACTACTTGTGATTGGATTGATACTTTGGATGGTTCGCTGCTTCTATCACCGCTTACATAAGATATTAAAGATATTTCACTTAAAACGTAATCACCTGCTTTTTTTAATACCGTAGTATCCAGTGAGTCATATATTGTACTCATAATTTATTCCACCATCAAATTTTGAAATTCTTCCAATAAAATGGGAAGATATGCTACATTCAATAATTTTATTTGTCTTTTTTGGTCTTGTAATCTTTCTTCGTATTGTGTATTAGATACTGGTACAGCATTAGGTGTATCACTATTAACTTCAATTAAATAATCATAATCACTTGGACCATTACTTGTAGTAGCACCACTTGATTGTGCAATTTCGTAATGATGTATACCACCAGGATTTTCGTATTTGTCATTTAAATATTTTTCAAATTCATATGTCGTTAATGGCCAACCATAATATCTATCTGTGATATTATTAGTCATTAAAATAACCCAATGATACATTGTACTACCAAAATGTTTAAATGATGTTGTTTCTGGAGTTTCTCCTTCAGGTATATCGTATAGATCATATAAACTTGATTCATTAATTATTTTTGATCTTACTTTAACACGTCTCATTAAATCGGTAACAAGTTTATAATTATTGTCGCCTTTTAAATCGTATAGACCTTTTGGAAAATATGAAAAGTACATTAAAATCCTTCAGCAATTGTCTGTTTAGTCATAATTTCTGTTTCGGCAAAACTTAATGTCATTTTAGTATAAACAGGAGAAGCGCCTAATTCATCAGCAACAAATGTACTGAATACTCCTTCATCGCCATGTTGTAACTCCATAGATTTTAAAACACAACGGCTAATTTTAGGAATATATGAATTTCTATTTTCTAAGTACATATAAGTTATTTGAAATTCTGATGGTGTAACAAATTGATTTTGCCAGTTCAATTCTGGGTGCATATGAAATTTAAATAGATTGATTATCTTTTGAGCACTTTCTAATTCTTTTTTATTTCTAGGTGTAAATTCAAAAGAGTAATTAAATTCTCTCATAGGTACACCTCTAAATGCCATTTCTAAATTATTATTAAGTGCTGTGCCTTTAAATGGACCTGTTTTTTGTAATAATGCTTTTAAATCTCCACCTCCTGGTGTTAATGATGTTGCTATAGCAGCTGCTTCGATAGCTAATGCTTTTAAGCCACCTACTCCAGCACCAAAATCTAATCCTAAAAGTCCTGCTGCTTGACCTAATACTGAGCCTGTTTCTGTTCCTTCATGCGTTACATTGTAAGTAGTTTTTAATCCCGGAGGCGTATATAAAACTATTGTATCACTAACGTGATTGTGCGTATATTGTCCAACACCAAAGGCACCTTTTCTTTGTAACCCTGATGATACATTGGTGATTCTACTTTCTGTTATGCCATTACTTTTAATGTTTTTAATACGTTGTTTTCCAAAACCAGATTGCCCCGCTACAGCCCCCCATCCTAAATTGCCTATGCCACCATCTTCTGCTGTTAATCTACCTAATTTACCATTAACAAAATTTGGACTAATTTTATTATTTTGATATGTAGCATTTTGATAAACTGTTTTGTCATTTATAATAATATCAAATAAGATGTAATGACCTGTACCTAAATTTGCTACATCAAGAGGATAATAAACAGTACCATATTCATATGGATTTTGTTTCATATGAGAAGTAGGACTATTATCGTTTAATTCTAATGGAGATTTTCCTAATATTTTAGCAGCGGCAGCATTTGTCTGTATTGAATTTGTAGCAGCACTCATAAAACTACCTGCTATTCCAGCTGCTACACCTAATGCGCCACCGCCTGTAAGATTACCTAAATTCTTTTTGATTATATCTGATACACCCATACTCGATAAATACCTTTATGATTAATAGTAATATTTATATGTGATATGAAAGCAAGTTATAAAGGAATATTTAAACCCATTAATCCCAAAAAATACATTGGAGATCCAAATAGAATAGTATATCGTTCATTATTGGAGAGACGTATGATGGTTTATTTGGATAAAAATGATCAAATTGAATTTTGGGCAAGTGAAGAATTGCCTATTATGTATAGGTCGCCTATTGATTATCGTATTCATAGATACTTTCCTGATTTCATTTTCAAGTTAAAAACTGGCAAGAAATATATGGTTGAGATTAAACCATATAAACAATGTTTCCCCCCAAAAGCACCTAAAAAACAAAGCAGGTACTTTATACGTGAACAGTTAGAGTATCTTAAAAATCAGGCCAAATGGACAGCGGCCAAAACCTATTGTGAGGGTAATGATTTAGAGTTCAAAATCTTCACTGAAAAAGATATAGGCGTCTATAATTAGACATAAATATAGTAAATGGCAAGTATATTAGACACTCTAGCAAATAAGCAAGGAGATACTCAGAAATCAGCTTCTTGGTACAAAAATGCTATTGCTTCAATGGCAGATAAAATAACTGCTAACAAATTGATGACGCAAGGAAAATTAACAGGTCGTCCTAATGTAGGATTATTAAATATGTTTTTTTATGATCCAAAATATAAAAAGACATTACCTTTTTATGATACTTTTCCATTGGTGTTGCCTTTAGAGGCTATAGAAGGTGGTTTTAGTGGATTAAACTTTCACTATTTACCTCCATCATTAAGATTTAGATTATTGGAACAAATGCAAAGATGGGCAACAAATAATAAAATGGATTCTACAACAAAATTTGATGTTAGTTGGAAAAGGGTAAAAAATATACCTTTAGTTAAACCAACTATTAAAAAATATCTATACAAACATGTCAGATCAAGGTTTTTAAAAATTGATGTAACACAAGCAGCGATAGCAGTTTATTTACCAGTTCAACAATTTCAAAAACGTTCTGATACTGGAGTATATTCAGCATCTAAAGGAATGATCTAATGGCTATATTAAGAGGCGGTATAAGAGTAGCTGGAATGGATATTAGAATAGGTCTGCCTAGAGACACTTCTTTAGACAACGTTGAATCAGATCCACGTTTTAGACAAAAGGCTGGTGGTAATCCAGAAACTACTATTGGCCGTTTTCAATCTTATGTTAATGAGGCAGAAGGATTTGCTCGTAAGGCAAGATTTTATGTTGAATTTCAATTACCAAAAGGCAACAATCAAGGATTATTAGGTAATTTACAAGGCATTGATGATGTTGGTCAAATAGGTGTTTCTGCTACAACAGGTGAAGCTTCACAAACATTTTTAGATCAATCTCAACTTACAAGTGTTCAAACTGCAAATGGTCGTAGAGTTAGAGCATTCTGTAGTGCTATTGCCATGCCTAATAGATCAATTGAAACTAAAGAAATTAGAACACACGGCCCTGCTAGAAAAATTGCTTTCGATTATAAATCGGAAGATATACAAGCAACATTTTATTGTGATAAGTTTTTAAGAGAAAGATCATATTTTGAATTATGGCAAGCAGCAGCATTTAGTACCAAATCTCATAATTACAATTATTATGACAATTATGTATCAGATGTTAATATATTTCAATTAGGTAGTTTTCAAAGTAGAAATGAAAGAGATGATATGACTTATGCTGTAAAACTATTTGAATGTTTTCCTAAAGTAATCGGTCCTGTTGAATATAGTTATGAAAATAATGCTGTTCAAACATTTACAGTTACTTTTACATTTAGATATTGGATCAATTATTTCTTAGATAAATCAGGCAATATAGAATTAGGTTCACCAAACTTTAGAGATGTAAACGTTAAAAGTGGTTACGGTGCCTTTGGTGATATATTAAATAAATTACCACCTGAATTACGAAGAGCTGGTGTAGAAGTTCTACAAGGACTAAAACGAAGAATACCTATTGGCGGTATTACTGGTGGAAGAGTATTTCCTCCATTTGGTAATTTTCCGCCTTTAAATTTATAATAAATATATAATAATATAAGGAGTTAATTATGACATTACCAAAAGTGGAAATACCAACATATGAGTTGATACTACCATCACAAGACATAAAAGTTAAATATAGACCATTTCTAGTTAAAGAAGAAAAAATATTGTTTATTGCTTTAGAAACAGGAGATAATAAACAAATGGTTCAAGCATTAAAAGAAATAGTTGACGCTTGTACATTCAAATCTTTAAATGTAGATCAATTACCAATTTTTGATATAGAATATATATTTTTAAATATCAGAGCAAAATCAGTATCGGAGATTGTTAAGTTTAGGACTATATGCCAAGATGATGGTATAACGTATGCTGAAACTGAAATTGATTTAACTAAAGTAGAAGTTCATGTTGATGATACTCATACAAACAAAATACTAATAGATGATAAAAGAAATCTAGGTTTAGTTTTAAAATATCCTACATTAAAAAATTATGATGTAGGTAAAGATATACAAAATGTAGAAGTAGAATCTTTTTTTAACATCTTAATTGATTGTATAGATCATATCTATGAAGAAGATAAAATATATCCTTCAAAAGATGTAACTAGAAATGAATTAAAAGAATTTATTGAAAATCTGCCACAAGATTCGTTTGTTAAGATTAAGAAATTCTTTGATACTATGCCTAAATTACAGCAAGAGATTGAGGTTAAAAACCCTAAAACTAATGTTGTTAACAAAGTTAAATTATCAGGAATATCTGATTTTTTCGAATTAGCCTCGCCCACAATACGCTAGAGGCATACTTCGAAATAAACTTTGCGTTAGTTCAACATCATAAATATTCATTATCTGAGATTGAAAATATGATACCGTGGGAAAGAGATATTTACGTATCTTTATTAGTTAACTATATTAAAGAAGAAAACGATAAAAAACAAAGGGAGAAGTAATGAGTACACAGAATAAAGAAACAAGTTTCAATACCAAATGGCGTCCTGCTATGGGTTGGTTATATCTTGGAGTATGTGCTTTTGATTTTGTTATATTTCCTATACTTTGGAATATAGCACAAGCAACATATCTTAAAAATATTGTTTTTACACAATGGCAACCATTAACTTTACAGGGGGCTGGATTCTTCCATATCTGTATGGGTGCTGTATTAGGTATATCTGCTTATGGTAGAACACAAGAGAAAATAGAAGATAAAAAATTACAAGCTCAACAAGAAGAAACAAATTAATTAAATGGCTGATTTTATAGACGATATGGATGAGATACTAACAAGAGAAGCGGCAAAGTCTGTATTGGGCGGTAAAATGAGCAGACAAATTACTAATATTGAAAAAAAACAAGATAAAGCCGATAAAGATGTTTTTAAAATAAAACAATCATTACCTAAATTAGATTTGGTAAAATCATTTAAATCAATTTCTGAATCACAAGGTCAAAATTCTTTAGGTACTAAAGAGATAACCGATTTATTTAAATCTTTACAATCTTCTGTAATATTAGAAACACAATCACTTACAAAATCTATAATGAAACAATTTCTACCAATTGATGTAGAAGTTAAAAGAGTTATACAGTTATTAACATCTACCAATGAAGATGCTAGAGAATCTGGTTTAGATAGAGCTGAAGAATTGGAAAAAGCATTTGGTCTTGATATTAAACAAATTGCTCAAATTATGGGTACTAATATAGATAAGATGATTAACAATGCTAAGTTTCAAAAAGAACTTATTTCTAAAGAAAATGACGTTAAAGAAAAAATAAAAGAAGAACGTTTAGCTCAAAGAGATAATTTGAGACAACAAGGCATCAATACACATTTAGATGAAAAAACAAATACTTTAAAAGTTTTAACATTTAGACAAGAAAAAGAATTTAAAAAACAAATTTCTATAGATGAACGTAATTTAGAAATTCAAAAAAAACAAATAAACAAAGAAATTAATCAGTACTTAAATAAACAAACTTTAGATACTGATGAACAAAAAGAAGTTATTAAAAGAAAAGAAAAATTAATAAAATTAGAAAAAGATTTAGCAAAGAAAAAAGAAACAGCAGGTATTGGTACAGAAGAAAAGGTACAAGGACCGATTGGTAGAATGTTTACGGATATGAAACAATCATTTGTTGATACTTTATCTTTTCCTAAAGAAATGTTTTCTGGTCTTAAAGGATTAGGAGGAGAAATATCTTCTTTGACAAAAAGTATAACACCTTTAAACAAATCATTTAATTTTATAGGTAACAGTGTTAAATCATTAGCAGGAAATTTTACATCTGGTATTAGTACTTTCTTAAAAGGTATGTCTAGTATGGGTGGAGGTGGGGGATTGATGGGAGGTATTGGTAAATTATTAACAAATCCATATGTATTGGGTGGGGCAGCGGCCATAGCTGGTGTTGGCGCTTTAGGTTATGGTGCTAAAAGTGTGTATGATTCTCATAAAGAAAATCCAAATGCCGCAAAACAGAATTTGGTAGAAGGACAATATGATGAAATGGGTAACCCTATAGCAGGTGCTGCTAGTCCTAATTATGAAAAAATAAAACCTATGAGAGAAAGTGCGCCATTAGAAAAAAAATCTTTACCTACTGCTGATCAATTTACAGAAATGAATAAAGAATTTATTACTCCTAAAGAAAAACCTAATGTTAACAATGTAATAGCACCAAGAAATAATATATCAAATGTTAATCAAAGTTCTACCAACGTTATAACTACTGAGATTGCTAATTTTGATCGTACTTATAAAAATTTAAGTACAATGATGATTTAAAAAAGGCCACCCTTTCGAATGGCCTTTTAAAGTACTAGTAGAGAGAGATTCTACTCGTCATCTGCCAATTTACTAAAGTAAGACAACGTATCGTCATCATCACTAGCAGCTGTAGTAGTTTTACCATTACTTTTTACCGCACCGTTAGACTTTACTGGAGGGAGTTCAGTACTTTCAACAGTTGAGGTATTTCTAGTTCCCGTAATTACCCTATTCAGTTTCTCTTTGAGTTCATCATAGGTCTTAAAATTACTAGGGGCCAAGAAAGGTGTTAGAGGGTACTGTTTAGACCAAATTGCTTTAATACTTTCGTCATTATCAGCAATTGCTTTAACAGTCTCAAATTCAGACTTGTCATAGTTCCAATAACCATCCACTTTTCTGATTTTCAGTTTAAAGTTTGCTCCTTTCCAAAAATCAAATGGGTTAATTGGTTGTTCATCTTCAAATGCTGGTTGCATTGCTTCTGTAATCTTATCAAATATCTTTTTACCGAATTTGAATATGAATACTTTACCTTCGTTTGCTGGATGAGCAGGATCACTAACAACTAATATGTTAGAGAAATAAGATAATTTTCTTTTTCTTTTTCTTGCTATTTCTTTATCAGATTCAACACCTGAATTCCATAGTCTAGTGTTTTCTTCACTAACAGGATCTTTTTGATTAAGAGTTGTTAATGAGTTCTCGATATACCAACCACCTTTATCTTGGAAAGCATGAGACCAAACTCTTACCCATGGCATTTCCTCTTTTTCAGAAGCAGGTAAGAAACGAATAACGGCATAACCACTACCAGTTTTATCTAGTTCAGGTTTCCATATTCTGTCGTCAGCGTATTTGTCTTTTGATTGTTTGTTAACGTCCTCAGGATTGAGGTTAGCTTCTAGTGCTTTGGTAAGTTTATCAAAGTTAGAATGACTAGTTTTTAATGTATTAAAGTCCATTGTATTCTCCGTATGTTTGTATTTGTGTTAGCTGTATAATCGCTATCATTATTATTTATATGACTTTTTTCTTTTAGCTGCCCATTCCTTAACAGTCATACCTTTAAGGTCTGGTGTTCTTGCTTTTTCTCTTAAATTGGTCAATTTACCAATTAAATAATCTAATATTCTAATATACATATTTCCAATATATCACAATCTTAATATAATGTCAAGTTATTTTATAAAAATATCTTTTATAAGATATATCCAAAAAACAACAAGTATAACTATTATACTAAAAGTTATTATTGATCCTATTATCATATTATTTAATTAAACTTAATTCAGGCCAATTTTCAATGTTAAAAGTAGTTTTATTTTTTACATCTGTTAAACTTGGCATAAATTTAATGGCAGTATAATCTTCCACAACTTTTACATTAGTAGCATATTTTAATAAATCACCTACTGGCAATTCAGTATTAGGAAATATAAAAGCAATAGATTGTTCTGTATTCTTATCTATTATAACTTTCCATATCTTATCAGGTACGCCTACTTTATTATCACCTATTGTTTTACTGTTTCTACTGTAAATTGTTCCGCTTACAACATAGATATCCATACCTTTTAATGCCCATTCTCTAACATAGGTTTCTAATTGTTTCCAAATACCTCTATTGTTATTTGGTTCTTGTGGCACCATGTTAGATAGTAAAAAACTTTCACTCATAATCTTATCGTTTTGAGTATTATTACCAGCAGGGGCTAAATGACCTCTATCATAAGGGTGTCCTTTATAATCGGATAATAATGATTGGTGTTCTTTTTTAATTTCAGGATCTGGTCTAAAATCGTCTTGTCTTTTTGCTTTGCCTGATACTGATTTTTTAGTTACATGTTCAACAACATATTCTGCTGTTCTTGTATCGTATCTATAATGTACAGCATAATTAGTTCTACATAGATACTGATCATCTATATGTATAGGACTAACTGGTGCGCCTTTATAAACATGTTGTGGGCATTTATCATCTATAGGGTTGGCCAACGCCACACTTGTTAACAACCACAATGCTATTAATATATTTTTAATCATGTATTATAATATATCAGAATCCTAAATGTTTGTCAAGTGTTTTATAATCAATATACTTTAAGTTCTTTATCTCTTGCCATTCACCAATAGACATATTAACACTATCATTACCATTAACTTCAGTATTTACTTTATAAAAGATAATATTAGGGTATTTGTTAAATAATGCTTTCCATTGTATTATCCAATTAACACTAGGTGTATGACTATGTTCAGATATAACGTAGTGTTTAGTGCCTTTGTATAAATTGTTTACAAAGTTATTGGTACTATTTAAATCATGTCCTATTAAAAATACTTCTGTTGGTGATTCTTTTATAACCGATATATAACCTGAAGTTGGTCCTGCTGCCCATCCAAAATCTACATTGTTAGGCATTATATCATTTATGTTATTTGCTTTGTCATTATACTTTACCCAACTAATGGCCAATTGATTTGAATTAATATTCTTTTCTTCTATCTTATTGTTATCTCTATGTAATATTTTAATTATGCCTGATAAATTCGCACCGTGCATTACAAATTCTTTTTCATCTGTTTTTGTATTTTCATTCTTAACATGCCATTTTTTTAATTCATCTATATCAACTTTAGATAGTCCAGCGTAAACCAAATTTTCATACATAAAGTCTGGACATCTAGTCCAATCTCTAAACCAAGTTTCATTCTTATAACAATAACCACTATGATATATCTCGTGCATTATACCATGATCAACTGATACTAAAACATCTGGTGTATATTCTCTATAGATAGCATTACAACCATATATCTTTCCATACGGTTTTAATATATTTAAATCAAAACCTTTTCTACTCTCACCATTACCTATTAAAAATACTTTACTCATCTAATTTTAAACCAATTATATAATGCTATACTTGCAATTGTAATAAAAACGGTTTGTTGTGTTAATCTGGCAAAATCTTTTTCTTTATAAGCAACATACCCCCAAACAAGTACAGAAGTTATTAAGAGTGCCCATGCAATCCATTGCAATGAAATGATAGCTGTAGATTGAATTAAGGAAGCTGTAATATTAATTGATGCTGCTATCCATTTTATTTTATTCATTTTACAAATACTTCTTTCATTATTAATTTTACAGTTGTTGGATTATACTTAACAAACTGTGTATATTTTTCTAGCCTTTTGGAGTGTATAGGCCAAACCACTTGTTCAGTAATTTCTTTATCCCAACGTTTGCTATATGATAAAATGTGGTTAAAAACAATAGCAGTTTCATAAGATATCTTTTTTGATAAAACCAATTGAAAAAATCTAGGATGCTGCCCACCAAAAGAGTTAAAACCATCATCAAAAGAAAGATGCTTGTTAGTAAAATCATTAAAAATAGATATACAATCACTTCTAAAATAGTAATCAAAAGATTCATTACGTTTTTTCCAATCTGTATAAACATCTTTACCATCCTGTTCTGTTAAACTTTTTACCCACTTATTACTATCAGTAAGAAAATTGCTAACAAAAAACTCCAATATATCATCTTTATTATATCTGGTGCTAAGTTTATGAAAAAAATATCGGTCATTTCTTTTAGTAAAAGTTTCTAACTTACAATTAACTTTTCCTTCATATTTATGGTAGTCATAACTATCTGTAGTGAAATGAAGTTTAACTGCCAAATATATTTTAAATACTTCAAATCCTCCATACATATTACACTGGCAATTGGCCTGTTTTAGGAATATAGTTTAAATTTTGTGCTTCAATAGTTATTTTATCTTTCAATGCTTTTGTAAGCATTGGAGAAACTGTGGACGGATCAATATCATTTTGCTCACAATATTTTAATACAGCATCCATATATGATATGCCTTTTCTTTCTTTTACTATCTGTTCTATTTGTAAAGAAAATTCTTTTGAGTTCATAATACAATTATATCATATATTATGAAGGATGTCAAGTAAATTGTTTAGAACCAAGAAGTAATGAACAATAATACAAAAAGTATTATCATTATTAACATAAACTTAAATGCTATCTTTTCTTTACGATCAATTTCTGGTGATGCTTTTAACAATGTAAATTTTGTATTATCGGAACGTATAACGCCTATAATTGCTAATGCTAATAGTATTAATATAGTGGTAACAATAATTGTTCTTATCATATTATATTTCGTCTTTTCTAACTAGTATATCGTGTTTTTCTGTGTAACCAAATCCAAAATCAATGTTATTATTCATATTCAATTTATGCTTTAAATAATCTATAAAAGATTGACCTGATAAAAGATGGCCAGGTTTCTTATCAACTTGACCATCTTTTTTAATATCAGATAACCATTTGTTTTCACAAGGGTTATATGGAAACATATTACTTACCGTTCTTTAGATTTGGAAAAAACGCTTTTACTGTGTTTTGATATGCTTCAGCATAAGGTTTTACCATTTCTTGAGCTTTCTGTATGTTCTCTTGCGTTTGTTTAATAACATCACCGCTAGTAACAAATTCATTGAATTGTTTTGCCATTTCAATAATATCTGTTGATGTAACAGTTGGTGCTTTAAACTCTTGCACTACTTGATCGCCGTCTTTTTTGATTGAGTATTCGTACTCTTTTACTTGAGCTTGAAAATTAAAATCAACGATATCTTTCGCTAATCCTAATAAGTCTGATCGGATTTCATATCCGTTTTTTGATGTTGTTGCCATTGTTTTCTCCTTTGTGTGTGTGTTAATAGCACTTCTATTTATAAGACTAAACACCCTATTGTATCTAGTCTATATAAATTCTTTAATTACTTTTTTACTGGTGAAACTGGCTGCGTAACAGCAGGTTTTGCTGGTGTTACATCTATCTTTTTAGAAGGTTTTACTAATGTATAAAATCCTACTACTAAAACAAATAATACTACTACAGCAATTGCTATATTTCTATATGTAAACATGTTTATTCCTTTTCTAGTTAATGTATATTATATTATATACTAATTTGATTGATTTGTCAAGCGGCCTACTTCTGTTGCCACGTGTAGGCCAACGCCGTTACCTATTACTAGGCAGCAAGAGCGTAACTTTCGTTAGCATCTATGATTTGATAGTACGCTATCAGCGATTTAACTCCAAATAGGTTTACTTAGTAGTCGATTCTATTTCCACCCCCTATATTTCATTCTATAAATGGTGGAGTGGCAGGGTACCGCCCCCTGGTCCTAACTAATTATTAACTATTCTTCAACGTCAAATTCTGTTTATCGTTGAAATATTTATAGAAATTGTCAACTGACTCTATTAATTTCTTTTCGTAATCTGCTCTATTTTTAATAAATGTCTGAGCAACACCATCTTCACAAGCTAATATAATAACCAGCTGTTCTACTTTTTCTCCATATAATTCTTCATACATCATAGAATAGGCTGTTGTTTGTAAGAAGTAATTTTCAATCCAACCTTCTTCTCTTTGTTTATTGGCAGATTTGAAATCTATTACTGATAATTTACCATTATATTCAGCAATACAATCTACCTGTCCAGCAAGTGTTAATTTTTTACTGTACATAATAGTCTCTAACATTTTTATGTTATCGATTTGATCTACATAAGGTCTAATCAGTTTAAATAAACCTAATGGTAATACATCTCTAACTGATGGTGTTTGATTTTGTAAATATTGTTCAACTAAAGTGTGCATTGCTTTACCACGTCTAGCAGCTCTACCCATTTCCCAATTGGCAACTGATTCACCAACTTTGTTTCTCCACTCTTGTAATGAATCTTTTTTAAGTAAAGATAATACTGAAGTAACTGATGGATATGACTTACCATCTATCTCGTAAAATCTTATACCATCTATATTTTTACCTTTTGTATTAGGTAAAACACTAGCGTCAACTTTTAAAAATTTAAATTCTTTAGGCATTAGTTTCTTGTGTAGGATCTTTTAGTGTTCTTAAATATGGTTTATGTGTTGTCCAGCCTTGAGGAAATAATTTCTTTGCTTCTTCATCATTAATAGCCGCACTAATAATAACATCTTCACCTTGTACCCAATTTGCTGGTGTTGCTACTTTGTAATTAGCAGTTAATTGTAATGAATCAACTACTCTCAATATCTCGTCAAAATTTCTACCAGCACTAGCAGGGTAATCCATTTTAAGTTTAATCTTTTTATCTGGACCAATAATGAATACTGTTCTTACTGTCATTGTATCACTAGCATTCTCATGTATCATATCATATAATTTAGATATTATTTTATCTGTATCTGTAATTAAAGGATATTCAGGTAAATACCCTTGTGTTTCTTTTATATCATTTAACCAAACGTTATGATTATCTGGACTGTCAACTGATAAACCTATTACTTTTACATTTCTGTCTTTAAATGCTGGAAGTAATTTCTGTAATGTGCCTAATTCAGTAGTACAAACAGGCGTAAATGCTTTTGGATGCGAGAATAATATTGCCCAACTATTATCTATATAACTATAAAAATCTACCAATCCTTGTGATGTGTGGGCTACAAAATTTGGTGCTGTATCATTTATTTTAACCATAATATATCCAATGTATCATAATGTAGGTTGTTTGTCAAGCCTATTATATAACTTTAATCCTATCACTCAATCTTTGTGCTCTTTTACCAACTTGTTTAGCCCAAGCACTATTTAACATCTCTTTTGATGCTTCTTCCCACTTGCTTTCATTAATATATGATATAAATTTCTTAAAATTAGATAATCTTGGTCTACCCATATTAAAGGTCATATTAACTATAACTTGTTGTACTTCTTCTGGTAAACTATCAAAATTTGGAAATAATATCTTTGCTTCTTTGATCATCTTCTGTACATCTTTTTCAAATACTTCGTTTACTCTATCTTCACTAACTTTTGTTCCGACTGGTTTACCAAATTCAGAATCTTCTTTAACTACTAAATGGCCAATACCAAATGTATCATAACCCAAATGGTCTTTATAAATTTCATATTTAACGCCTTCATCAATCTTTAATTGTTCTCTTAATTGTGCTATGTTCATTTATTAACCTCTTGTTAGTTTTAATATTTTTTCTATTTGGGCTTTAATAATAGGTGATCTATTAGGCCAATGTATATATGGTTCATCACTCTTAGTTAAGTTATATAAAAATGGTAATATAACTTTTTCAATATCTTTAAATCTTTGTAAAATTGAGGCATCTGTAACTTCTTTTGTTGCTGTATCTTTTTCATTTACTATATCCATTATTTCGTTCATCATTGCTTTGATAGAAGATACATCTGATTTAATTTTTGAAATTTCTATATTACTTGATTCTATTAAACTATTATCGATAACAGGTTGTGATTGAGTTGGCGCTGTATTAACAGGAGTAATTCCCCAATCATCATTGAGGTCAAACCCTCTCATATAATCTGGTATATTATCGTTTGCTGGCATTTCGTTTCCTATGTTTGTTTATTACTTCTTTTGTTCTAATTTCTTTAATAGATTTCTTTTTATATCTATCAGCTAATGGTGAACCTGGATGTGCCTCTGCTATTCTTTGTAGATTATCTTTCCAACCACCATCTTGTTTATGTGTTAATCCTGACACGCCACCTACTATATTTAGAGATGTGAATACTTGTCTAATATTTTTATTCTTTTTTAAATAGGCATCTAATTCAGCCATAGTTAAATGTTCTGTAAATTCTTTACCTGTTTTAATGTTTTCAAAACTATATATTGGCATATTATTTCTTAATATTTATCTTTGGACAAAAGATAACTTTACCAGTATCTTGATTTAAATGATTTACGGCTAGTTTATTGGTTTGTTTATCCATCAAATATGAGTTTTTAAGTTCATCAATATAACTGCCATCACTAAATTTTTGAGTACAGTAATAACGGTCAAAATTAATTTCACGAATTATGTGTGTAGTTGTTGTCTTGTCTTTTTCAAAAGATAAAATTATAGGTTGATTATTTGGTAAATCAATTTTATTTTCATTTATTAAATAATTGGCATTTATAATTTTACCTTTTTCATAATTTTCAATTACTCTAACAGTTACAGTCATTGTAGCTGTGTTACTATTAGAATGTGCTGAATTTGTTATTAATGTTAATAATAAAAATTTAAAAAATATTTTTTTCATTTTTCTATACCCCATTTTATACGTTGCCACAATCTGTCATAACTATAATAGGTAAAAGTTAATATAAAATTAAAACCTATTGTAGGTAGTATAGCATCATGCCAAGATTGTCCTGTTAATAATAATAATAGATATGTTATTGTAAATATCCATATTCTATATATTAATGCCTTAACAAAGGTTCTTTTTCTTGTTATTTTCATTAGTTTATTGTCTGTTTGTTCTTAGGTTCTAGTTCATCATAAGGTCTTATAGTATCTATAGATTCTGGTATTGATTTCATCATTCTAACAAAATCATCATTATTTAAAGAAGATTTATATAATCTTAATGCTTGTGCCAACAATGTTGCGGCAACTATTTGTACTTGTTTTTTATCAACTAGTATTAAACGAGCAACTTCCTGAAATACAATATTATAAACTTCTTTTAATTCTTTATCGTCTTTAGATGGCATTTTCAATACCTTTTTTGTACCAGTTTGGCATTACTGCTGGATATTTCCAAGTAGCAAAATCTTTTTTCTTCATTATATAGTATTTTCTATAACTAGCTACTGAATCTCCTGGTACTTTACATTCATCTGGCATTGCTGGTGTAGGTTCTTTTGAATCTCTTACAGGCAATCTTTTAGGAGCATCTTTTAATATTGTACCTAGTTTTTGTATAGTCATGTGATCTTCAGATTTATTATATCTCAATTTAAATTGTGAGTGTAATGCCATCATGTGTCTATACAACCATACATAATTCTGTAAATTATACATTACCCATTGTGTACTTGGGTGTTTAATATGACTTGCTTTGTATAATATTTTGTCTAATTCGATATCAGGATGTTTCCATCTTTTTATATTACGACCATTAGCTGTCTTATCGGTAAATTCTGTACCATCTAATACTCTGTGTGCTGTCGATAGCATTTGAGCTGATTCAATAATCATTTTACAAACATGTTTATCGCAAGACATTTCTGCTGCTATGATAGGATCTTTATGTAAATAAAATATATTCATTTGATTTTATAATGTATTCTTCCATGACCTTTGGCTTTACCCCATCTTTTTTGCCAAGCCCAATTTTGAAGTTTTAAACCTATATTTTCAATTATACTCAATATATAATCAATCATTAATGTATACCTTTTTTATATTTTTGACATAATTTTTTCCATACACCAAACCAAAATTTTTGTGCCCATTTAGATTCTGCTTTTTTACAAGCTCTAAATGCGTTATCTATAAGTTTTTGTTGTAATTTACTTGTAAGGTTTAATTTCATATACTTTCATCATATCATTCAATTAACGTTATGTCAATATCTATTTTGGTAAAATTATTGTTTTAAAACCATCAATAATTTTATTAAAATCAGTTTTAGATTCAGTTTGATTTGTTGTATTTGTTGTGGTACAAGAAATCACACTAAAAAGTATTAATATGTTAATTATCTTTTTCACTTTTTCCTTTCTTTTCGTTCCAATCCATAATTTGATTAAGTTTTATTTTAATTTCATCTGGACTTAAACCATTTAATTCTTTAGCACCCAATTCTTGGACAAATTTCTCATAATCTCTTTCTCTTTCTTTTGTAGATTTATTTTTGTCTGATAATTTTTCTTTTACTTGTTGTAGTATTATATTTTGAATATTAGAATTGTCTTTAGATTTATCATCGCTTTGTTTAACAAAGGATTCTTCAGGATATGTTATTTTATATGCTTTATTATTTAATTCTTTTTCTTTTAATGACACGTTAAATGCCACTAACATCAATACCGCCAATGGATCAAATACAAGTATTAAACACACTATAACAAATCTAACGGCTCTATCTAAGTTACCATCCATACTATCGCCATATATTAATTCAGCAACGTATTTAAATGGCCCTATATCTTTATCTATTGCTAATTGGTCTTTATCTAGTTTAAGTTTTTGATTCGATAGGTCTGTAATCTTTTTAGATGAGTTTGATATAATGTTATTAGCTCTATTTCGTTCATTCTGTTGTTTTTGTCTTTCTGAAAGACCTTTATCTGCGTCTCTATCAATTACTTTATCTAATGCGGTGTCTAATTGATTTATAATCTTTTGAGCGCCTTCTATTGATTTCTTTTCACTATCTATTTGTCTCTCAACGTTTTTAACTAATAATCTGTTACCAGTGTTTGGTGTGGACTGATCTAAATGAGCTTTAGATAAAAACCCAAATATGCCTACTGATGTTATAAACATTAACATTAATACAGCAGATGTTAAATAATATCTTATAGAGTTTGGTAATAACTTAGATTCCCAATTTCTATACAACCATGATACTGTTACAAGTTTTGCTATCTCTAATGTTATACCCATTGACACCACTGCCCAATAGGCACCAGCAAACAATGACGCTAACCCCATAATAGAATAGGCGGCACCAATAATAGATACAGCAATACCTGATAGAAATAATAATATAGTTAAAGACATATCAATTAATTTTGTTTATCAAAATCCTCAGGTTTTATAATTTTAGGTATTTTTATATTTTTTGGATTCTTAACACCTAAAAATTTTAAAAAATGTATTGTATCAAGTTGTGCTTTTTTCATAAAATGATCATGTGCCATTTTAGATACCGTCATATCGTGAATAAATTGTCTAACTTCCATTTTCATGTTTATTTTTATACCATCTTTATGACCGAGATAATAGCTTAATCCCACAACTATAGAAAAACCTCCGAAAAATAAAAGTTCGTTCATCTTTTTATAACTACCTTTCCTTCTTCTCTAATTTTTTTAATTATATTTATAACTTGTTGATTATAGTCTTTTGTAGTACTCCAGTTATCAAGACCTTTTGCTAATGCTATAGAATCAACACTGCCCCACCATCTATTTTGGTGCGATCTTATTTCTCTAAATTTAGAATACGCTTCTTTGGTATTTAAGATTGTAATATAATCCCTAACGGAAGCACACTTACTGTGATAAGATTTCACTCTCCAAGATAGGTTTTCACCATATCCTTGTGGTAACATACCTCTATCTCTATTCCAAATCCTAATTCCAAACAGATTATTTCCTTCTCTGGCAAATCTACTTGTTCCTGCGTTACTTTCAATTATGGCTTGAGCAATAATAAGTTCATCAGGTATTTGTTCATGTTTATGTAATTCCAAATTCAAATAGGCTATACATCTTTTCATACCTTTAATAAAAACTTCGTCATTATGAGTTTCAATCTTAGGTTCCATAAAACCAATTTCTTTGGCCCATTTCATAGTTTTATCTATGGCTTTTTCTTCAACGTTATGTTGAGATATAAAGTTAGGATAAAACGTACCTATACCAAAACCAATTAATGTAATACCCATAATAGCCATTGCTTGCCTAAAATGATATTTCATTCTACGTGGCAATTTATATCTGATATACCAATACCAAGGTCTTTTCATATAATTATATAATTAGAATACTCGTTTACTTACAATATATGAGTAAAAATGTTTTGGTTCATTTAATTCACTCATTTCATTATTTACTTCTGATACTTTAACTTTTTTTTGTAAAAAGATTAATCTGTAATCATTTAAAAATCTTTTCATATTTTCAAAAATTTCTTCTGATTGTTTTAATGAAAAATTATTTAAAACATCTTCTTGGAAATTGCCTTCATAATAAACAATTTGTTCACCTTTTCGTTTATTCTTGGCAAAATCTTCTACTTTATTTACTGCTTCAAGTATTAAAGGCTTTATGTAGGGGTCTTTAAACTTTTTTATCATCACCTGTGTCATTATATATCCTTAGTTGTTTATAATTTTAAACCAACGTATTTAAATTTGGTTTCAAAACTATAAAATAGTTTATTGTGGTTGCCTGTATCATTTACATGTGTAAATTGATATAGATGTACCATTTCATGGGCCAAAGTGTCCAAGAAATCTTTTTTATTGTCATAATGTATGTCCATTTCTAATTTATGTAGTCGAGTGCCTTTTCTTTTCATTTCGTAAGTAACAACCTGACCCATACATTTTTGTCTAGCAAGTTTTTTAATTTCTATATCATTAAATGGTGCCAATTTATCATCAAATAGGCCTTCATTTAAAATTTTAAAATACTTTTTAATATCTTTATATGTGGTTTGATATTTCTCTTTTGAAGATAGAAATGGCTTGAGTTTCTTTTTGATAGATAAAACTTTTTGTTTTGTTACCTTTATCATATACTATTTACAATCGTCCTGTATTTTTGTATTTTTTAACAGGCTACATTTATATTGTTTATCCACTTCAGCTCTTAAATCTGCCGACATCTTATCTAGTATGGTAGGCAAATACTTTTGTAATATGTTTATACTATCAAGAGCAAACAAGTGAGCGGCTCGTGCCATTTCTTGTTCCATCAATTTAGAAGCATCAACTGGTTGGCCAGATACCTTTTGTGTAATAACATGGCCTATAACAGCAGTATTATATTCATCAGCCTTGACCGAGTTCATAAAAACAGTTAAAAGGCCATACACTAGTAAACCTAGTGCTAATAAAAGTATCAAGTATTTTCTCATTATATTTATTCTTTGTTGTTTATATGGTATATAATAACATTTAACCTTGTTTAATACAAGCGTTATTTTGGTTGTTTGTGAAGAAATATGATATTAAAATCAATTACTTAAAAGGGTGTTGCAGATGTACAACACCCAATTATTGATTATTTACGTAAAAAATCGTCATTCCAGTTAAAGGCTTCTTTTACTGCGTTTTCAGTAAGTCCTTTATAAACTAGATTTAATTTTTTGTCTTTGATGTCTAAAAGTGCTTGAGCATCATCTTTATGTAAAGCTTCTAACATTTGTATAAAAAGTGTTTCTTTTTTTACTTTTGCTATGTTACTACCGCCTTTAATAAAAAGATAAAGTTTTCTTACTTCATCTAATAAAGATGTATGATCTGTTCCAGCTGGTGCCTCATTAGCTATGTAAGGAGGTGTTCCTTCTGGTATATCCCAAGTTATCTTAGGATCAAAAGCAGCTTTTAATAATTGTCTTAAACCTTGACTATCGTGTTTTCTTAATACTTCAATTTTTAAAGGTTTATCTTTTGCGTTATTTACTTGTGTAAATATTTCGTGTGCTAATGGTCTAGCATTTGTGGCCGTACGAGCCGTTGCTGCCATTCCTTTTTTACTCATTAAGCTAGAATGTCTAGCTTGTTCTATTTCTGCCATAATTATTTACTCCAATATTCGAATATTAAAAATCACCAATGTTACTCATTAACGATTTTAGTTTATGTTCTATAAAATACGGTAGCAATTTTGATCTACTAGGTACTTTATAGTTCTTATACTTATTTATAATAGTTTCTTCTAGTTCTTGTGGTATACAAGAAAGGTCTATTAATCTCTTATTTCTTTCATAATATTTACTGGTTTCACTGCCAAGCGGTATATTACTAACGTTGGCCCATTCTTCAAGCCTTTTCTTATTAATAGGTCTTTGTTTCTCACCTGTTAAAAAGATATCATCCGGACTTAATATATTAGGAATACCGTCTGAACGGTCTCCTTTTATAATTTGTTCATGTAAAAAGTTCTTAGCATCTATACCCTCACCAACAAATACCTTTTGTATAGGACTATATTGTTTAACAGTAGGTTTTATTTGTAACTGTATAAAATCTTTATCACCACTTATAATCATAATAGGTTCATTATTATGTTTTACTAAAGTAGCAATGATATCATCTGCCTCGGCCTTTTCTATATACATCATTATATAAGGAAAGTTTTCAGCAATTTCATTTTTAATTTCTGTAATAAGTTTAAATATATTATCCCAATCTGTGGCAGAATCTACTCTACCTTTTCTACGAGCATGTTTATAATTTGGGTAAATGTCTCTACGCCAAGGATCGCCAGCGTCAGCACACAATATAATATTATTACCATATTGTTGTTTGAATTTTAAAATAAAGCCTCTTAAAGAGTTTATGACCATATACCTTACCATTTCTTTGTTAGGTTTAATATCCGAGTTGCCTCTGGTCTGTGCCATAAGGTTTGATATTAAAACTTGGTTAAGGTCAATAAGAATCATTTTGAATAAGAAACGGAGGCGAGCGTTATATCTTTCTCGCCTCCATCATTAACTAACTACGCATTAATCGAAGCAAGCTCAGATTTTCTAATACTTACATTGTGATTAGAATATTTGAACGGAGTTCCGTAAAGCGCTTTGATACCAGCAGCAATAATTGCTCTTGTTGGTGTACCAAGTCTGTAATATGTTTTACCAGCAACTTTGTTACCGTAAATCATATATCCTTCTGATCTTAAAGTATCGATCATAGCTCTTGGCGATTCAAGATCAAATCTTGATCTTAAAGTTTTCCAAGCGATATTTTCACCTTTAGATAAAAGGTTTAGCACTTTTGCTTTTTTTGATAAAGCTTTTCTACCACTTGTAGAAGAAGCTTTTTTAGTTGTTTTTGTAACAACTAGATTCTTTAATGTATTAAACATTATATTTTCTCCTTGTTTTTAATTACTATTTTACAACCTGCGAAGGCGATTCCATAGGGAATTTCGTATAATTTACTTGTCATTTGTATCTTCAGGTAAATCAAAATCTGTTTCAAAGTCTGTCCAACCATCATTTTGTAATTTAATTTCATCTTTAATATCTTTATTAAAAGGTTTATGTGGTTTATGTTTAATTTCTGGCATTACTTTATTATAATCAATAACGGCTTGAGGTCCAAATCTTGACATTTTTACATCTACTATTTTATCAGCAAGTTTTTGTGCTGGGTGTTCTACGTCAAAATCTCTATAAATTGTACCTCTCATAATATCTACTAATAATGCTAAATCTCTTGTAAATGCTTGACTTTCCGTTTTCATAGCCATCTCTACAAATTGTCTCAACATATTCATAGCTATTTCGTCAACATTTCCTTCTACAAATTCTTTTGTTCTTTCAGTTCTCACTCTTTCAGTTGCTTTTGGATCTTCTTTAGCAGTTTGTTTATTAACAATTCTATCCGTTGGAAATAAAATTACTTTATCTTTATCGGTCATTAATTATTAGATTTAACTATTTTACCTTCAAAATTAACTAATTCTTTATCAACAAGATATTCAACTAATTGATTATAACCACCAATTAATTCACCATTAATCTTAATTTGTGGCATTGATCTAACATTTTTACCTATTTCTTCATATAATGCTTCGGTTGAAGCAAAATCTTCGAACTTTTTTTCTGTGTAAGTAAGGCCAAGATTATTTAATAACAACTTAGCCTTATCACAATATCCACAATTATTTTTAGAATATAATAAAATGTTAGATATATCACTCATTAGTTAGCCTTGTTTTCAACGTTCTTAACAGTTTCTTTAAACGCTAGATCAGCCTTCTCTTTTAGTTTATAAGAGTTCGCTACTTCTTCAATATTGTAGTGATACATCTTATTATATTCACCTAAAGGAAGTTTTAAACCAACCCATGCTCTATAGTAACCTTGATTTGTAGTTGATACTTCTGTAGCAAATACTTCATACCCTCTAACAGGTGTATTTTGTATTACGTTAACTAAAGTAGATTCTACTTGTGATACTATAGTCTTTTGTTCGGTTTTGCCTAATTCAGTTATAAACTGTTTAGATTGTTTATTCATTTCGCCTTTGATAACATCAGCAATATCAGCTTTCGCTAACATCTTTGCTTTCTCAATTGCGAGATTTAAGTCTGGCGATACAGCGGTACCTGTACCAAATAAACATTGTTTGTCTGTGCCTTTAGATTCAATAGAATTTAAGTTACAAACTTCTTTTTGTTTGATTTGATTAACGTACCAAGCAGGGATAACTGTTAATGTATTATCTTTTTCTGCTTTAATTTCATAGTTCTGGTTTAGGCCAGTATTAGCACAAGCACCTAGCAACATGCCAAGTATTGTGATCGTCATTAGTCTTATCATCATATTATTTCACACTCCTATTTACATCATATACTATTTCCTCTGTCTTGTCAAGACCTTTTTTAATTGTCTTAGAAAGGTCTTTAAAAGACACGTTAAAAGCTATCATATATAAAAGTGTACCGATTATAATGTTTTTAAACATTATTGCACTCTCCATTCACCGTCCTTGTTTAGGCACGTCTTTCCGAACGACTTAAAGGCGTGATCTGGTCTACTATAATATCGACAATATTCTGGAGCCGATACATCTTTATAGTAGAATTGTGCAAACATTTCCCAGTAGCCCGGTGTAATTAAACCCTTTCTACCGTCAGCACACTCCAAAATTTCTTTTTTAATAACACTATCTCCTTCTTGAGTAATCTTTACTGATACATAACAGTTTTGATTAGCACTCTCTTTAGGTGTAATAGTTCTACTTAATTCATAAGTTTGTTTATTATTTAAATCATCTATGTCTTTAACAACTTTTTGGTATAAAGAATTATCGTGTTGTTTTTCTTCTTCCGTCATTTCAACTTTAGGCATAACAAAAGTTTCATTAGCTCTTACCTTTGAAATACCTACATGTAAAAGAAAATAAATTAAAACAATATATAAAAAATATTTCTTAAAGTTTATTAAAAGTCTGCCACTTCTCCAATCAAAAATCAATTCTTTTTTAGGTAATATTGATCTAATTACTAACAATAATTCTTTTGTCATGTATAATAAAGTATCTAATAACTCTATTGCATAAGGTTTTAAAAATTTACCTGTTATATTTAAAGATTTCATTGTTAACTTCTGAATTGTAGTATACCACATAATAATATTACCAATACAACTATACAGAATCTAATAATATCTTTTTCTGATAATAATCTTATTGGTTGTTTACCCTTGTTGTTCAATTTGTACCTCTAATTTTTTTAATGTATCTACTATTTCATACAATTCTTCTTCTAAAGCTTTTCTAGCATGAAAATTGTGATCAAAAAAATTTATTTCTTCAACTATTTCTTTTTCTCTTTGTTTTAATATATTAATTTGTTCTTTGTCTAAGGACATCTTTTTCTACCCACCTTCCATCTGGTTGTTGACAAGCAGTTCCAAATTCTACTTTTCTATTAATACCACCAATACCAATTAATGGCCATTGATTTGTAATATCTACAGTAGATTCATAATCTTTACACTTAATAGGGCCTTCCATATAAGTTGAATATGTCTTTATACTACCTGAATTGTTAGTAGCTTCATTATGCCAATTTGTATAAGATGATGAAGTACCTTTGTTTAAATGATCTACAAATACTGCTGTATGTACATCATAATCTGATTTATACATTACGTCAGCACCAACTAAAGCACCACCAACAGCACATGTAGCGGCAACAATAGGGTTATCTGTAAATTGTAAACAAGCGGCTGTCGTAGTTACCGCACCAAGAGTGGCGCCAGTGTAACTACGATTATTAGCGCAGTTTGTAACAGTTAACAATATTAAAATTAAACTAAAATTTCGCAAGTTTTTCATTATCTAATTCTAGTTCTTCTTCGTACATCTTTTGTTGATATGATTTACCGAATACTGAAGTATAGAAGTAATCTCTAGGAGATTCACTTTCATAAGCAGTTAACAATTCATTAAAATTAATATCTAAATTGTCATAAGTTCTAGGATTGATTGACATATTTTTAATATGATCTTTAAAGAATTGTATTCTATTTGAATAGATATCAATTTCTTTATCTTCTAATTTCTTTTTTGTGGACAAAGCAACATCTTTTGCTTTGGCGTCTCTAAACTCTTTAAAGAGAGTATCTTTATCATAGGTTATCATTATATATATTTTTAGTTAGTTTGTCTCTATATTATACGTTATCTGAATGTTAAAGTCAATGGTTGAAATAAAGAAATAAGTATTTAAAATCAATAACTTCAAGCCACTGTTTTTAATAACTTTTCCAGGATTCAATAAAATCATTAACAACATGTTCATATTTCCATCCTGCCCATACTCCTACTATTAGTCCCAAAATGAACCAAATCATTTTTTCTTTCCTTTCTTTTGTTTTGTTTCTTTATATTCTATTTTACCATCTTCATCTTTGTATAAAGTAAATGATTTTTTGCCATCATAGTAATAACCATCAATTTCTTTACTTCTTTTCTTTTTATTTACATCTTTAAATAGGTCTTTATTTGTCATTATATTTTTCTTCCCATTGTTTTAAAATCTGTACTATCTACAACTTGATACGCTCCTTTATTATAAGCAATACCTATTGTTTTACCAGCTGGCAACTTTGTAGCGTATATACGCTTATATGTATCGCCGACTATCCTATCACTTGTTGGTATAGAATCTTTTGTTTTGTAATCAGGTATATCAAAACCTTTATGGTTACTAATTACTCTACCTTTATTATTCAACTTTAAACCTAATGACTTTAACCATTTACGGTATTGTGTCATGGCTAGTTCTAATCTTTGTTTATTCGTTAACATTTGTTTCTGCTTCTTTTTTAACCCATTCCATTTGATTTTTAACATCAGGTGGTAAATTATCAATATGTCTACCAAAAGCTTTTGTATTAATACCTTTTACTGTAAACTCTATTGAATTTGTATTAGAATTAACATCTAATAATGATCCTTTTCTAATTTTTATAGTTCTATC